CATTATAGCTTTAGTTCTATCAGTTACCAATTTTCTAATAGAATTTGGATCTATATTCATATCGTCTTTAACATCAGCCCATATCGGAACGGCTCCCTGCATTAGTATAGGCCAATTCGTTGCTGTGCAGGTAAGTGGACTAGTAATTACTTCATCTCCAAAACCAACCCCAGCTAGCCTTAAAGCTAAATGCAGTCCATGAGTTCCAGAAGCTAATGTTAAGCAATATGGATTTTTAATTCTATCCTGTAAAGCTTGTTCAAATTCTTTAACTTTCTCTCCCTGGCCTATCCATCCAGAATGAATAGTCTTAAGAAGAGGATCGTCTACTTTTTTACTCATGTAGACTTTGAATAGTGGTATATTCATAATACTTCCTCCTTTAAAATAATATTTTAATACCCAGCTAATTTTCTATCTAGCTGTTCTAAGTTCTTAGTAGCTTGAGAAAGGAGATTAGTAGCTTCTTCTTGGTCTTCGCCCTTTAATTTTGATATGCCTTTAACTTTCCTAGCTACTTTAGCATAAGCTGAAAAGAATCTTTTAGAATCCACCTTAGAGCCACTTTCTTTTTTAACTAATTTCTTTGCTAAAGATTCTTCTCCAGCAGCTTTTAAGTCTGCTATTATTTTTGTTTTACTCATTTATTACCCCTTAGTAATTAAAGTGGAACTTTTGTTTTATGTATGTTTTCAGAATAGCTAGAACTCGAACTGGAGGAACTAGACTTACTACTAGAACTGGAACTGCGACTTGAAGAACTAGAACTTCGAGAACTAGAAGAGGAGGAACTAGAACTTCGAGAACTAGAAGAGGAGGAACTAGAAGAACTACTTCTACTACTGGAACTGGAACTGCGAGAACTAGAAGAGGAAGAACTAGAAGAACTAGACTTACTACTAGAACTACTTGAAAGAGAACTAGAACTCGAACTTGAAGAGACATCTCCTACTAATATTTCTCCTGGAGTTAATTCAGTACCAGCATGAGATACTTTTATAAGTCCTTTCTGAACTAAAACTGATAATTCTATTCTTACTGTTCGTAAAGCAGTCCAAGTAGATTCATTCCACATAGAATCTAAGATAGATATGCCATCATAGTCTATCAAACCTAAAATTTTCCCATCAGCCATATAGAAGCTAGGTAGTCCAGTTTCTACACCCATATCACACCCAATAGGTATCTTAACTTCAGTAACTGGAATTCCGTACCAAATTCCTCCTACATTAAACTGATCCGAGTTTAGTCTTACAACGATCATGATTACACTCCTTATGATATTAAAACCAATTTAAAATGGATGCGAGTTGATCTACTACAGTATTAGGAACACCACTGCCTCCAAAATAACCTCTACTTACTGGTTGAGTTCCACGGTATGGTCTTACAGCTACAGTTCCGAGAGATGTAGAACGTATAATGGCAGTTTTAGCTTTTGAAAGATTATTAGTAACATAATCCATAAGTCTAGTAATAGTAGATTCTATCCCTCCGGTTCTATCATAATCCAGAGTTACTGCCTGACCAGAAAATGAAAAAGCTGAATCTAACTCTAGCATAAATTGTGCATTAAGACCATAACAAGCGGACATTAAAAGATGAAATATAGAAAGAGTATTTGGAAGAGTAGTATAAGAATATTCACTAAGAGGAAACCAACCATTGAGCATTGATAATCCCTGCTCTATATAATTTGTTAGATCTGCGTCTGTATAGGATTGAACAGTTCCGTATTTCTTTTGAATCTTATCAATAAGCATACGGAGATTTGGAATCATATTAAGAACACGCCAATGGACAGCTACAATCTTTTGCCAGATATAATCTGGAGTACTATCTGGAAGTTCCAAGACTTCCCACATAGCACTATAATTGTTACCTTCTGTTAGTATATTTTTAGCTAACTTATACGCAAAAACAAAACTATCTCCGTCTGTTATTTTATCTATATCTATTCCAGGATACTCTATCGCTTCTATAGAGGTGGCAGTACCAGCACTATCATATATTGTTAAAAGAATAGAAAATGGATCTGTAAATAATCTAAGAGTAAGCCTATTTTCTTTACTAGCTAAGAATATGAACTGTTGAGATATTTCTTCCGCAGCAGATATAGTCTCGTCTGCAAGATCGAAATCCTCAATCTTATGGTAATAAACATCATCTTCATCTATAAATAACCATTCTATTCGCCATCCAGATTCATCGGTGCTCAAAGGCGCATCGTCCCTAGACTGAAACCTTACTCCGTACCAACCAGGATCGGCTGTCTCAAAAGCTGTTCCAGTTTCTATTTCATTACTATCAAGGTCATATATAGAATACCTAGGATATGTTGCATCCTTTACTACCAGAGGATCTCCATTACTATCTAGAAAACTTTGTTTGAAAGTATAGGCTCTACCACGGTAGATTATCCTTTTCATAGTCATGTTTGCACCATCACCTTATGAAGTTTATTGGCAAGAACAAAGTCTCCTTTTTGTTCCAATTCACCAATTATAGCTCCGACTTCTCTATAGACACTATTAATTGAAATAGAAGATAGTTTGTCATTTCCAACAGGTTCAAATCCCTTACTTATCATTTTATCCATCACTTCATCATGATGTCTTTTATCGACTGTGACTATTACACTTATAGTATCTCCGACTCTACCCAGTTCTGACTCTGCTCCGTAGTTCAATTTAAGTTTTGATAGAAAAGCTGTAGTAGAACCTTTAGGTGCCTTCATTACAAAAGTTACTTTTTTCATTTTATCCTCGATTTAATACTTATTAAGAACTTTGACTCTATGGCAGAGTACTTTGTTCTCTTCTTCCATACCATAAGAGCTTTCTAGTTGTATAAGTTTACCATGTTTCCCCCAAGATACTATCGGCCAACCAATCTCATTACTTTGAATTGCTTCTACTACCTCTGGAATTTCACCATAGATATGCATTTCCTCGATATCTTTTAAACTGGGAATGGAAAATTGAATATGATTATCTATAATATACTCTAAGAACTCTTTACTACTAATATCGATGTTCTTAAAATCTTTTACTGCTAATACTTTGCCATGACGTAAGATACCTCCAAAGTCTATATAGTCTGCTCCCTTTACCATAAGAGACTTTAGATTTAATTTATCCATCGTAATACCTTTAGTCTGACATTTCTGCTTAATTTTAGATGCTACTTTATCCCTCCTCTTTAGAGGAAGTTCTGAGTATATTCTTGTAGCACTTTTAAGCTCTTCACTGCTCGGAGATAGCCATTCCGGTGGTTTCTTACTAATAGCCATGAATACTGATACAAGTTCATTATCGTCGAGAGTAGCGAGTATATCTGCGTACAAAGATAAAGGAATACGTGTTCCTTTCTTTTGTGCAGTATGAACAATTTTACGCATCTTCATGACTTCAGTAGGTCTACTAATTAATCTATTTAAAATGTACCAGTGAATGAATTCCCTAGCACTAGGCATCTTTTTAGATGGAGATTTTTTAAGTGCTAGCAATATTTTTCTAGAACGACTAATAGCATCAATCTGAGTAGTAAATTCTGGAAATTTAGTTTTTACTTGTAATAAAAGATCATCCATGGAATATACCCCTTAAAGTGTCTCTGCCTTAGGCAATTTTACTTTACTAAATATTACGTACCAACCATCTCCACCAGGATAGGCATTATATACATACTTATAAGAAGAGTTTTTCTGTTGAAATTTCTGAATATACCCCTCAATCTTGTCTTCTTCTTTCCAATCAAAAAATTTACCGACTCTAATCCTATCTTGGAGTAACTTTCTTATTTCTTTCTCCCGATCTGTGTTACCTTGCTTAGAACTTGCATACTCTTCCAGATCCTCGCTTGTTATATCCGCAAAGCTGATCTTTTTAGATTCGGTAAGAGCACGTAACTCCTCCGCTAATTCCTTTTTTCCTACTTTGTTCAATTTAGCTATTATAGTAGTTAATGACATACATTCCTCCACTATTTACCCATTCTTAAAGCCACTCTCTTATTAACTTCATCACTAAACTGGATATCTTTCTTTGAGAATCCTGCTCTCTTGAGATAGTCTTCTCTAACTTCTCCTTTAGTTCTACCTATCGGAAGAACTTCTACTTTAAACTTTATCTCCCTCTTAGATTTATCAACAATTGGTTTTCTAAATAAAAGTCTCCCAACACTCTTAAGTGGATTTTTACCAGCTTCTATCCCAGCAGCTTTCATAGTAGCAACATAGAGATTAATTAGATAACTTTGTTTTATTTTCCAGTTCTTATTAGGGTCTCTTGGGTTAGCAACACAGGAATCTACGGACTCAATAACTGTTATAACATTCCCATTAACTGAAATATTTTCAGGAATAAAACCCATATCCCTGTACTCATTATCATCAATTTTAATAGCTCCTCTTTTAAGAACAGGAACTCCTAATCTCGATAAGTCTCTTTCTACAAACTTCATTGCCTTTGCTCTATCCTTCGCCCTTAATTTTAAGGCAGATTTAAGTAGAGGAGGTAAGGTATATTCTGTTCCTACATGCATGAATACGTCTTTGAAATTCAAATCCTTTATTAAAGCGGTTGCCCATAATGCTATAAATACATCTATAGGCTCTTTTTCAAAAGTCTTAGCATTTTCAATGACGACGTAATAGACACACAGAACTCTTCCATCTGGTATTCTTAGAATAGCTCTCTCTGTCTTTACCTCGATTCCTTTCTGAATAGCTTTCTTCTCTATTTGCCTTGCAAGATACCCACCCATATTACTTAAAACTCTTGGAAGAGAACTTTTAGCTATTCCAGAAAGAGTCTTCCTTGCGTCTTGAAAGACTTTCGTTACTTCATTCTTGACAGAAGATATTTTAGGAAGAAGTCCACGAACCAGTTTTTTAGGAAGGGTTTCGAGTCTCTTCTCTACTTCTTCAAGTTCACTAACGTAATTATGATATTCTTCCATTATTCCAAAGTTTTGATCAGCGTAATTTATTCTCTTCGCAAGAGGCAGCTTAGAAATTTTAACTGCTTTCTTTATGCCCTCTTTAAGAGTCTGTTTACCTCTTGTATCTCTTTTTCTCTTACGTGCTTTCTTTAGAGGTCTCTTGGCAGAAATACTTGTAATAGTACCAGAAGAAGGAACAGGAATAAATTGGGTTCTTAACTTTTCCAGTTTAATCTTGAAATTCTTTATCTTCATCAATAAGCTATCCAGAGTTCGATACGTATCATTCATAACCGAATCTCCAGCAGCTTTAATAATTATGTCTGCCGTTACTATATCTCTACGTAAGCGATCGTATGCTTCCGCAAGTATCTTGTCGAAATTATTTCCAGTAGTAGCTTTCTTTTTGGGAACTAGAGTTTCTTTACCATCCTTATCAATAAAATATTTTTCCTGCACACGCTTCTCTAGCCAATTCCATGCTTTGAAGCCGGATCCTTTTTGAGCAGCTAACATGCTTTTAAACTTTCTGATATTATACTCGCTAGCTACACAACGATATTTAAGATTCTTTAGGAGTAGAGTGATATCATCAGGATTTTTACCTTCTCCAAGAATGTGCACTTCCCTTTTGGATTGCTTATCTTCATTAGTTCCAAAAACATGCATCATTTTCAATGCTTTTTCTCCCTCTGGCTTAGTGGGGTAATGCTTCGGCCAGCCTTTAGGTTGAGGATTCATGATTTTACTTCCATTCTTACTGGAATGCTTGTATATGCACCACAATTTTCCTGGCTTAGCATCTTTCTTATTACACCTTTTAAGAACTCCTTCTACTAAGTCCATTCGATTATTCTCCCTATCCGTCGCTTAGTATCACTTTAATCATTCTAGCCGTTTCTGCGTCAATGGGCTTTTCAGCTAGATAAGTAAGAGCTATTCTAGTCTTGTCAGATAATTTTGTTACCTTAGAATGGATGTCAGTAATGTATCTCATCATATTCGTATTTTCTACAGTAGAATTCTTAAGAGACTCCTGTATAGAACTAAATTTACCACTACATTCTTCCCATTGTTTCTTACACAGAGCAGCTTGATATTCCATTGGAATAGGAACAGTAGATGGAGAAATAATAGCAGTCATATTCTTATGTGTTCCATTATCGCTTGGATTTCCAGAAGGAGTAGAACATTCTTCTCCGTTTCTAAGAACTATTATTTTAGTCGTATTTCTTAAGTATTTGAAATAGAAAAATATAAATGCAAAGACTACTATAATACCTAAGATATTACCGAATGCCTTTGAGACATCTTCTCCGTAGTGGAGTATAGCAAGCAATACTTGTTCCATAATCACTTTCCTCCGCAAAGGAGCATATGCCTAGACATCCGACATGCTCTCAGTAGTTGTGTTATATTATTGTTCTTTAACTCTATCATATCCCTATTTTCTCCCTTTACGCCATGTTTTCTTTCCAAGATACCTATCTTTTAGTGAACTGCAAAAAGCTTCTGGGGAAGATATCCCAGTTCCGGAAAGCTTCTTAACACATGCTCTGACAAAACCTTTAGAATCCCCTTTATTCTTCTTAGTAAGGCTTCGAGAAAACTTCTCTAGGGATTGTTCTGTCCATCCTTTTGGAAGAGTTCCCCATGGTTTTTTAGACTCTACTTTATCTTCACAAGCTTTCGTCAGTTCTCTAGCCAGTTTAAAGTGTCCCTTGTCTTCGAGTTTAGCAATTATACGTTCCATGATGATTACTCCTTACTAAATCTACTTGTTATAATTCTAAACATACGCTCTATAGGATTAGCTAATTTACTATGGGATTCTTCGTACTGAAGTTTAAAGTATTTCATTCCGATTCGTTCCACGAATTCATGCACTTCAGTTGCTAGTAAATCTAAAGGATTGAGCGTACCTTCTATCCAGATCTCATTTTCTGGAATATATTCAGGGTAGACATAGTGATGGCCACCACAAGTAAATTCTATATCTACGTCATTTCTAACCTTTTCTGCTTCCTCTGAACTAAGAACTTTTATTTTTATATCTTCAGATTGAGGACTGTTATCTTTTATTAGGACTAGTTCTAGTTTCTTGCCAAGATCCGCATCCACTTCTTTTACAGCAGATAATATTTTAGAACTAATCATTCTAATCCTCGTCTGGATGAAGAATTAAATCTTTTATTCCCCTATAGACGTCTATTGATTCAGCATGAGGAACAAAAGATGTATAGTAATCTATCTTTTCCGGATAGGGTTTGCGACCAATAGCTTTACGCTGCTCATTTACAAACTTCATTATCTTAGTGTCTATTTTCTTTGCTTCCAGAGATAATATTTTCTGAAAACTACGTAGATCCTTCTTAGAAACTGCTTTTTTAGGAGTAGCATTAGTATTTGATAGCTCTTTAGCTAATTTAAATTTACCCTTCTGTTCGAGTTCGGAAACTATGTGGTTTATTTTCTTTCTCATTATACTCCTCCAATTTTTCTATAAATCGTAAAGATAGATCTATCTCCAGCATAGGATACCGCCATTCCAAGTTTCTTTGCTTCAGATTCAATAAGTTTAAAGAATTTCTTATTAGGAAGAATAGGCAACTTTTTATCTTTATATTTAACAGAGTCTAGATAAGGATCAGTCATAGAAACATCTAAAAAAGCTTCTATCGAAGGAAATGTTCTTTTAGGATCGAACATTCTAAGAGAGACCATACTATCATCTTTATGAAGTCTATCATTAATCTCTCTTATAAATTTCTGAGCTGATTTATACTCCGTAGAAGATGAGGCTCCTTTTACACTTTGCAATTCTTTAGCCAGTTTGAAATGTCCTTTATGCTCCAACTGGGATACTACTTTACTCAGAGTCCTTTTTATAATCTTATTTTCCATCTTAAAATCTCCTATTCAGGAACCTGAGAGAGGGTCTCAAAGGCTTGTATTAATCGTGCTGTTAAATCCCAAGATGTAATTATACCTAATGCTCTATTCGTCGTCATTTCAGTTATCTTATATCTTCTATTTCCCTCATCGCTGTAGAAATCTATTTCCGCATTTGACTTTACGATGAAGAAATCAGAAGTAGTAACTCTAGGAACAGTAGCAGGAAGATAAACAGAAGTAGATTGCAATAGATCTGGTAAACCAAACTCTCTCATTCCTACAGAGACTGTCTTATGTGGCATATCTACTAAGATCTCTGGTTCACTTATTTTCCATCTCAGATAAAGATGTGTAAAAGTTGGAGAAGGGTCAGCTGAAGAATTCCTACTCAAATGAATCTTGAAATCTAGTTTTAATTGATCCAATCCTATTGAATCTAGAGCTACTTGAGTAAGAGCCGTATAGGTTGGCTGACTAGCCCTTTTAACAAATGCTGTAACATCATCTTCCTTATAAAGCACTACGGCATCAACACCAATATTTGTAGGAATATCTATTGTTCCTAAAACGTCTCCAGAAAGAGAAGAACCAGAAAGTTTGAACTGATTTGGTATTACTTCCGTATCGATTTCCACATTACTTAGAGTTAGTCCGGCTCTAGTAGGATCCAATATTTCTAACCTCGTTCCTATCTTACTAAAACCACCAACGTACCCAACACCGTAACAGATCGTACACTTTCCTCTATCTGGAATCTTATAGCGAAAGTTTAAACAAGAACAAGGTCTGCCAAAACCCATCGGACTAAAGAAGGATATTGGTATTTTATCTACTAAAGATTGTTTCTGCATCTCTACAATTTTAGGAACCAACTCTTGCTGCGCAATCAGAGGAGCCGTTTTACCAATTTGGTCTACTCTAGTGGGTTGTGTTGTTCTCTTTTCTCTATAATAATTTAATCCTTTTCTGTGACGAATATATGTTAATGCCATAATTATACCACATACACTGGAAGGACAAAAGTACTAATATCTTCAATATCGTTATTTATTACTGCTTCTCTTAGTTTACTCATTACAGTCGGAAACTCCTTTCCTTCTTTAGGAATGTTTACAAAGGCTACAACTCCCAAACCAATAATTCTATGATATTGAATAGACAATTCTACAATCTTACCCTTGAATAGATCATTTAACAGTACTCGTAGAATTAGAAGCTGGTCTGATATTGCTTGATTTCCAATAACTAGGTCTCTTGTAGAATTGCTACTGTATGTGTAAAATTGGTCTAGTATGTGCTCTTCCACCAGTGCTCTCCTTGCTTTAGGTGGGAACCTCTGTAACTAATTAATTTCATTAAACTTTCCGAAAAACTGTAAAGTATTAGTAGTCAAAGCTGGCTCCCTAAGAGGAAAGCCTAAATTTACCCAAAATCTAACCTTTAAAGGAAATATGTGAGCACAACAGCAAAGTTATCCGCTTCTCATAAAGCCAAGTTCTCCTCAAGAAAACCAACTAAAATCTCCAAGAAAATCCCTGGAAATGTCCCTAAAATTCCCAAATTCATAAGAATGCTATGAGTATAACAAAAGAGGAGTATCTAGACAGACTCCAAAATAAATTCAAGCATACTAATCTCGTAGGTAGATATTTTGGGTATACTAGACCGACGGAGCACAGCTGTAGAAGATGCAAACATATATACAGAGTAAAACCTCGTAATCAAATAAGTAGTCACAGAAAATATCTATTTTGTGGCAACTGTTCTATAAAACAAAGAGCCTCAATTCAAAAAAATCAGAAGTATGAAGAATTTAAGCAGCAGTTCTTAGAAAAATTCGGCAGTAGAATTTTGCTTTTAGAGTATTTTGGAAAAGATAAGAAATCTAAATTTAAATGTAATTGTGGAAATATATGGGCTCAGACTCCCTATCAGGTTCTGCATTCTAAGTACGGATGCCCTAAATGTGCTTCGTATTATACGGGAAAATCGAACAGACTAACCCATAAACAATTTCTAGATAGATTTAGAAAACCGTCCAATAAGTCGGCCTCAATTAGAGTATTAGGAAAGTATGTATCTTCAAATACCCCTATACGGGTTAAATGCAAAATCTGTAACTATAAATGGCAGGCTAAACCTAATAATTTGATTACTGGTACTGGTTGCCCTATGTGTGCTAAAGTGGCTACCAGTAAGAATTTTCTATCAACTAAAAAAACTATAAAAATAGGATCTAGAAGAGTTACAGTATTAGGTGCTGAAGACAAAGCAATAGAATTTTTGAAGAAAGTTATGCTGATAAAACCCAATAAAATATCAGTATTTTCTGAAGGGAAGATTCCTATAATTAATTATCGTTTTAATAAAGAATTAAAAGAATACTGGCCCGACATTAAGATTGGAAATTGTCTAATAGAAGTAAAATCTTCCTATACCCTTCTTAGAGACTGGGATAGAAATATAGCAAAAGCAAAAGCATGTATAAAGCAAGGATTTGATTTCAGACTTCTTCTCGTAGACAATAAAAAAAGATATTTCCTCCCTGAAAATTGGCACCTAAATAGCAAAACAGTTACGATAGAATATATACATAAACTGTCTGCTAAAAGTATTAAAATATTATCCATAGATCCGGGTACAAAGAATGCAGCTTGGGCAGCCCTTCGTATAAGTAGAAAAACATTTAAAATGAGTCTCTTATCACTATCTTCGGTAGAAAATACCTTACAGAGCGCGATAGAACTAAATTTGGAAGATGTGCAGAAATTTATAAGAGAGATTGAAGATATTATCGATGAATATAAGATAGAGGCTATTATTCTAGAGCGTTTTATGGCAAGAAATAGAATAAAAAATACTACTATGGAGTTAGTAAATATTATGATAGGGATTATAGCTAGTATAGCACTAAGATATAGAATTCCTATTTCCCTTATTACCGCTGCGCAGTGGAAAAATAGTCTTAATAGATATCTAGACATTGAAAAATTGTATAAAAGAGCTAATTGTACTTCCCATCAAGTAGACTCTATCGGTATTGGAATGTATTGGGGTTCGGTTCTCTTTAACCAGAAGAGACTTTCTACTAATATGATATCACAATTTAAGAGAATTTTAAATGCCATTTGATTTTATCTGCCCGTACACCAAAATGGCACTTCTAAAGAAGTGCAATGCCAAGTCCTGTGGATTCTTTACGACATCAGTACTAAGTAACTGTATTTGGCAGCATATTTCTAATCGCTCAGACAATCTAAGTTTTGGAGAATTAGCCCACATCACAGGAGTAAGCAAAAGAATTATAACTAAAATACTAAAGGAGGCCAAAGTAAAAGTAGTAACTGCTATCCTAAAAGACCCCATAACGTCTAGAAGTGTTCTAGGAATAAACTTACCAAATTATTGTGTAGAATGTGGCAGAGCCTATAATATTTTTAGGAGAACAGATGGCAAATACGCATGTAAAGGAAAACATTTATCTCAACAAAGAAGGAAACTCTATGCTGAAGCATTTACTGCTTTTCCACTTCCGATAGCTTATGTACTCTATGCTCTTCCAAAAATCTTCTCTGATTTAAGCGGAATCAAATCTTGCCTAAAATTAAAAAATAATGTAGATGTTAGAAAATTATACTATGATATATTAGGGATCCCAATGGGAGACCTAGTACCTAGAGCTAAGCTTGCTGGTCCTAAGAAAGACAAGCTTAGATTGAATAAACTATATTGATGGAGGATAATATGAAGAAGAAGGATACTACCAAAGAAACTACTGCCACAAAGATCACACTTGAAGAAGCATTAAAACTCGGACGGATATTTGTTCGCAATCGCACTAAACCAAAAGGTCCGATTTCTCTCACCCTGATGCATCCAAGTGGTAAAACAGCAGCTATTAATATCCCTAAAACCTATATTCCTATAGAGCTTACTGCTCAAGTTCCTATTTCATTACTGGAACAAAGTGTTGACTTCAGAGCCTATATTAATAGTAAAGTTCTGGAACTCGTTCATCCTGATGATGCTAAATCGGTATTGGATACTCGAGAAGGAAAAGCTGAGTATAACAAAATCTTCGCCAGTAAGTATTCAGAAACCAGTGATAAAATTAAAAGCAAAATGGAAAAGATGCCAACTTCTGGAACAGATGGAAATGAAGACGATGAAGAAAAACCTTCGGATAAAGTAATCGATATACTCATTCGTAATATGAAACCTATAGACACTCTAAATGAATTTAAATCCATCGAGGAAGAACTTACTGCCGTAGATTTTCGTCACATTGCCGATACCACTGGAGGCAAATTAAGGAGATGGGCTCTTAAGAGATTGGGTAAAAAGTAGTGATAATAGATAGGGTATTTATAGTAGAACAATTGGAAACACTTACCGTGCGAAAAAAGATAAACAGTGACAATATAGCTATATGTTGTCCTTGGCATAGGGAAAGTGAACCCTCTTGTTTTGTGAGTATTAAAGAAGGTGGTAAAGTAGATATAGGTACTTTCCATTGTTTCGGTTGTCTAACAGCGGATACAGAAATAATAGTAAGAAAGACTCTTCAAAAAAATTCGAGAGTACAGAAGAGTTCCTTATATAATTTATATCATACCTACAAGAGCCACTCTCAAAAAAAATTTGAGGTCCCTTGCAATGGAACTTGGAAAGAGGCATTTCCTATTAGAATTCCTTATACAAGAGCATGGTTTGAAATTAGACTTCAGAATGGGACAAAATTAAAAGTTACAGACAATCATGTTCATGCCACTAATAGTGGAGATAAAACCACGCTTAACTTATCCGTAGGAGATCTACTTCTAACAAACAGTCTCCCAAACCCAACTTCCTCTAAAAGAGGAACTTACAATTTAGGGAGATTCATAGGACTATACTTAGCAGAGGGTAGCGATCTTAAAAGAAAAGGTGGAAGCAAGCAATTTCAGTTCGCCTTCGGAGCACAAGAAAAAGAACTTCACAAATTCGTACTTGGCTTCGTAGAAGATTTTGGAGGTAAATGTCAAGGTAGGATAGCTGGAATAAATGAAAGTTGGTATCAAATATGGTGCAGATCTAAAGCTCTAAAAGATATAATTAGAGAATTTATTTCTGGAAAAAATGCAAAAACTAAAAGACTAAGAAATACTTGTTTGGATACTAGTGAAGAATTCCGTAAAGGGCTCCTCCACGGATGGGTAGAAGGAGATGGTCGAATAAGAAACGGAATAGATAGAAATGCCGGATCAGCGTCGAAGAGACTTGTAGAAGATATGCAAGAAATCGCAGTCAGCTTAGGCATCCCTACTAAAATTTCAAAATCCAGAAGAACAAATACTAACTTGCATTTACTGAAGTATGGAGTTCCTAAAAAGAATTCTTTCTCTTGGACCTTACTATTTTGTTCGTCTACTATAAAACCCTCTCTCGAAAAAGCTATAAAAAGAGGAAGAAATCCCCGTGCTTATTACTATGATAAAAATGAAAAACGATATACTTCGATAGTTAGTATCCAAAAGTTACCATTACGCACTAAGTATGCATACTGCCTTACCGTTCCTGAAGGTCACCTATTTCAATTGCCAAATGGTATAATTACTCATAATTGTGGAATATCCGGCAGCTGGAATACATTGGCAGAGCGTGTTGGTCTCAAACAGTTACCAAAGAATGGTAATGAAGATTCTAAGCTGATAGCTAATCATATAAAAAATAAAGTTAAAAAAGCTCCTGCTATCCAGGAAGAAACATCTAATATAGCCCTATTTAGTGGATGGAAAGGTCCTTGGGTAAGAAAGTATACCACTTTCAACTATGAATTTCTTAAACAATTTAGCCCTATGCGTTTCTACGACAAGGCCAATGATATGCACAGAATAGTATTTGATGTTACTGTATTTGGAGAACGAATTGGTCACGTTATAGAAGGAAATGGAGATGGTTATCACCATTTTAGCAAAGGAGAATGGATAAGTAAAGCTCTATTTCCATTCGATAGATTATCTGGAAAAGCAGTAGTTCTCGTAGAAGGGATAGCAGATGCTCTAAATCTTATAAGACATAAAATCCCAGCCCTTGGATTTTTTGGAGTAGAAAATTGGAACAGCTACAAAGCTAACTTATTAGCAGCTAAAGGCATCGAAATCGTTTGCACTGTATGCGATGGAGATGAACAGGGTTATAAATGCAACCGTAAGATAGCTGGAGATTTAGAGGATAAGTTCGATGTTCGTATTCTTGATTTGCCGAAGAGGAAACCAAAAGTAGATCCAGAAGTAGTCCCCAGTCATATTTTACGGGTGATCAAGAATATGTGTACACCCTAATATGCATACTAAAACAAGCCAAGATTATAATAAAGACCTTATCAGACAGGCAAATGTTGCTATAAACGGAGAGTCTGTTTATAACTACGATGATACTAATTACAATCCTTGGGTATCTTCCCTATCTCTATTCTGTCCAACATTCTTAGCTCTTACAATAGTTCTTGGTGCTCCTGTAATTAAAACTCTTAGGGAAGATTTTTATACCAAGATAGGAACTGTAATCCATTCTATAGTTCAGAGTTGGTGGCCTCTCTATGGTACTAGAAGATGTACCAAATGTGGAAAGATATATGAAGGTTGGGGACCAATATTCTGTTGTGGTCTCCCAGCAGAGTATGAAGAGTATAAACTAGAGTATAAAGGCTTATCTGGGCGTTGTGATGGAATAATGAAACTTCTATTAGATCTGTTCTTATTAGAAATAAAGAGCAGCGATAAAGAGAAGATGAAAAAACTAAAGGCTCCTAAGACAGAGCACGTTATACAAGCCAATATTTATGCAGTAATGTCTAATATTTGTTTAAAAAAGAAACTGCCAAGTCCTATAAAAGGTCACATCATAATATACTTTGACAGAGCTAATTACAGAAATTATAAAGCATTTGTGAATTTAGGCGTGGATACTAAGCATACAAATAAAGTAATAACTCTGTACAGAAAAACAGAGAAAGCAGTTAGAGCTGGGAGATTTAAAGGATTGAAAAAGAATTGTACTTGTCCAGCAGATGCGCAGAAGAGAAGCTGTAAATTCAAAAACATATGCTTCTCTCCAGCAGGAATAGAAAAAATGCTTAAGAAATTTGCCAAAATTCGGAAAGGGAATAGTAATGCTCAGTCTAAAAACAATGATAGCAACAACTCCAAAAACAGTAAGAGAAAAGGCGTTAGAGTGCAGCGCATCACTAACTCGGGAAAAGAAAATAGAAAATGGAACAGAACTAAAGTTCAGAGTAAGAAGTCCCCAGAAAAAAACCAAAGACGTAATAATAAGAATGTACCCAGGAGATAAGGCATGGGTTAGCTGCACTTGCGATTACTTTCTATTTAAATGTGAAGTAGCTTTATCCACAAAAGGATCTTCAGATATAATTCATAGTAATGGTAAGATGCCAAAGCATACTAATCCTTTACTTAAACCTATCGTCTGTAAGCATATTATAGCTTGTGCTTCACAAGCAATGAGAGCTGGTAAAACTAAAAATGCTGGAAAGAGGCTATGATAAAATCAGACGAGATAATTACGGCAGTAGATAAGATGGATAGTCTACTAAGACTATCATTAGAGCTTTTGTTAATATCCACAAACTTTCTCGAAACTAAAATTACTAAGATGCTTGAAAAGCAATATCTGAAACAGGACAGTAACGGGGAACTAATACAGAATTTCGGAGCACTCTATAGATGTGTAAGTAGCAAGAATATAAATCTCTTTGCTTCTCTTGTTAGAGCAATAAACTTTGATAGGTGGATAATTTCTAGCACTCTGGAAGAATTCATAAATGATTCGGATATGAAAATATACATCAATATGTCGAAGAACATGTCTATAAACTCTAATAGCTATCCAATATTAGATTCCGAAATGTCTATAATAGAAAAGAAATTTGGAGGAGTTAGAAGTACTCTTTATGGGTGCTATAGAAACTGCATAGCATACTATGAGAAATATAAAGAACTTAGAAATGATCTTATTTTATCCATCTCTGAATTAGCTAGAATGAAATCTAAAAGATACAATCTCGAATTAAGAGAAGATGTTTTTCAGAGTATGGTAATGGGAATCATCGTAGCAATAGATAGAATGAAAGCTAGTAAAATGGCTGCTCAGAAAAACTCAGTATTCAAATTCATTAAGATGTATATGAAGGGAGCAATAAAAAGTGCAAAGAAAACAGATGATCTATCTATAGAAGATCTGTCTAAGATTCCCTATCAACCAAAGGTAAGAGAACACTTTGCTCCAATACTCTCTAAGCAAGAAAGATTCTTAGTAGGATTAATATTCCTAGACCCAACCGTAGGAAAGTCTCCATCTAAACAAGAGATAGAAATAGAAAGAGTTAGACAATCTATATAAGGAGAAATAGTATGGCAGGAGTAGAAGTCTTAGATCCAAGAAAGTTCATGGATAATCTTAAAGAACGAGTAAAAACAGAATTCGTAAATCTTGTACCTCCAGAACAATGGGAAAATTTCATACTTACTGAAATTAATCGTTTTAAGGAAGTAGAACTCAAGAATCTCGTAAAGGAAGAATTAAAGAAGCATGTTCAAGAGCAAGTGAAACAGTATCTAGCTTCTAAATCGGAATTTCAATGGAATGAAGAAACTCAGAGAAATGAATTGGATAAAGAACTTCTTGAGGGACTATCTAAATTAGCTCCTCAAATGTTCGTTTCTATAATGAACGTAGTTATAAAAAATTTCATAGAACAGATGAGATACAATCCCAATTTTAATGGAGTGATAGTATGAGTTACGTTAAAGTGAGTAAAACAATCTGTATAGATTTCGATGGAGTTATTTCAGAATACACAGGTTGGAAAGGAACAGGTGTATTTGGAAAACTAATACCTAATACTCAAGAAAGTATGAAGAAATTAAAAGAGTTAGGATGGACAATAATAATATATACGACTCGCTCAGAAACTGATTTAGTTAGAGAATATCTAGAAAAGTATAGTATTCCTTACGATCATATTAATTTTAATCCTGAAAATATTAATGCAGGATGTCATACTGGAAAACCAATTGCTAATGTTTATCTAGATGATAGAGGAGTTAGATTTACAGGTAATTGGGAAGGTACTTTGAAGGAAATAATAGAATTTAAAACTTGGTGGGAGAGCTTAGCAGAGATATCCGAAAAAAATGGGAGCTAGCATGGAAGGCTATTTAGGTATGATCTATGGAAAGAAACTTATTACCAATCCTCTTTTAGTGGAAAAGAAATTAAAGAGAATGTGTAGAAGTAAGAGGAAGAGAATAATAAAGAAATGGCTCAAGAATCCTAAAAATTATATAACTGGTCCAGAACGTAGAATTTATCGTAGTGGTGATTCCATAATTTGTCATCCAGATGTAGCAAATATGCTTATTAAAGCCTGCAAAGTAGAGTCTGAAAGGCATATTAAAAGTATTAATTTATTTTAAAGGAGAGTAACATGAAGACATGGTCGAATACGAAACCATCCACATCACAACAGAGGTGGGAAGAGAGATACGATTGGGGGCAACTAAAGAAGAAGAAGTATAAACAATTAAGGCCAGTTGGTCCGGTATCCAGTGTTGTTAAACACTGGGTGCCTGTCATAAAGAAAGACGGTTCCAAAACTAAGTTTCCAGTAGTATGTGGAAGTTATAATCCTGAAACAGAGCAGTTTGAAAATGATAATTGTCCACAATGTAGGGCAGAAATAGAATACTCAAAACATTACTTCTCTAATTTCATAGACCGTGAGCTTCAAGAGAATATGCCCTTAAGAGGTAAGAAAGATGTCATAAGAGCGGCAAACAATAAAAAGAAGAAATTTAGAGAACCAGGAGACGAATCTTGGTCCCCTGTAAGAGTATTTAAAATACCTACCAGTTGTGCTGGTCAGTTAAAGGGGATTGTAGGTCTGAATAAGCACAAAATAAACGGTAAATTTACACCCTGCGAATTATCGGATACTGAATACGGTTGTGATGTTTTCATTAAAGTAGATCCAGATGAACCAGCACCAACCATGTACGATGTTCAAAAAGCTGACCATTCTCCTCTTACCAAAATAGAGAGAATGTATAAATTATATAATATCCTAAAAGAGACGAAGACGGATTTCGCCAAGCAAGAGGCAGAGTTAATTGCTATGGGTCTTCTTTCCATGAAAGATGCTAGATTTGCGAAAGAGAAGGATGTTAAAAAGATTAGAGATAGAAGGCAGAAAGCAGGCAAAAGAGGAGGGGGAGGGAATAGCGATAAAGGATTCAAAGGGAAAACTACTGTAATTGAAGAGGATTCTGAAGAGGAAGAAGGAGAAGCCTACGAGAGAGACTTCGATAAAAAACATAAATCTTCTAAAAAGAAAACTAAATTTAAGGATAGGGATAGGGAAGAATACCACGAAAAGAAGCATGGTAAGAAAAAGAAGAAAAGTAAATTCCACGATGAAGAAAAGAGCATAAAGAGCAAGGTTAAAAGTGGAAAGGGTAAAAAATCTCCATGCTTTGGGGACTATAAAGGTAAGTTCAAATGCTTCAAATGTAAGGATAGAACTGAATGTATAAAAGAAACGTAAAATATTTTAGCAGAAAGAAATATGAGAACATTCTTCATACTCTAATACAAAGTATGAAGAATTCCAAGAGAGCTAAGCACATTAATTCTATATTCTACGGAGCTGAAATTGAAATAATTAATCGTTATTTACAAAGTCCTGCTTCTTCCCAGTATCATGATTGTTACCCAGGAGGACTTTTGGTGCACTCTATAAACGTAACGCTAAAGATGCTAAATGATAGAGAATGGTATCCAGAAAGTGTAACTCCAGATAAGATAATTATCGTTGGGCTATTTCATGATATTGGGAAGATCGGAACTAGAGACGAGAATTTCTATCTTCCAACCGAAGGCGGAACCTATTTCTATAACGATAAAATTTCTAGAACACTACCACACGCAGCAAGATCCTTAGCTACTCTTCAAGAATTAAAATTCAAACTTGAAGATGATGAATTTCAAGCTATCTTATACCATAATGGGATGTATGTTAGTTCTGGTAGAGATATTAGTAATCACGAGTATCCACTAACATTAATATTACATCATGCCGATATGTATGTTAGCCATATATTTGATCGTATGGAGATCCAGGAGAAAGAAAAAATGAGAGACAAACTAACGAGAAAGATTCTATGAGAAGCAAAAAAAGAAGATCTAAAAAGAAGAATTCTTTCCTAATAGATGTGGATGGGAGTGTTGATTCCTATTATCTAGATGCGCTCTGTTCTCAAGAAGATTTAGCTCCTATATCATTGAGGAGAGATAGTTATGTAGAAGATGCTCTATCAACAGGAAGCCTTGTATGTGATCTAATAACAGGAGGAGGGTGGGCACCTAATAGATGGATTACACTATTCGGACCAGAAGCCTCTGGAAAGAGCACCCTTCTCTATCAAGCCATAAAAGAAATGGTTACTGTAGAGATACCTGGAGAATTTTTTGATCACGAAGCATCGTTAGATCCTGTCTATGCTGGAGGCATCCTAGAGATTAATAGTATAGATGATGTATTCGGAAGAAGAGGAGAAGGAGGGAAGTGGGACGTTCTTCCTAAATGTAGATATCATCAGCCAGATATAGGAGAACCAGTATTTCGCTATATTCATAATGTTCTTAAAGCTCTTCCAGATAAATTATACAGAGACGGTCAATGGTATCTTGTATTTAGTACTCCTCCAGGAGGAACAGTAACTAAGAAAGAAAGAAAGAAAAAGAAAATAAAAGCAAAGTTTAGTGAAAGACTACTTACTGAAACGGGAAAGTATTGGTTTCCGGTACCTGATGGTAAGATGCAAATGGTTTGGTTCATAGATAGTTTACCAGCTATGGTACCAGAAGCAAAGGACGAAGATAGTTCTAAGAATCCTTTAGGTGCTGCTGCTCGGATGTTTAGCACTTATATCCCTTTAATAAGAAGTAAATTAGGGAGAAAGCGTTGTGCTGTAATAGCAGTTAACCAACTAAGAGAGCGAATAGGAAAGAATTTTGGAAATCCAGAATACGAACCTTGTGGAAATGCTCCAAGATTCTATTCTGATATTAGACTTAGATTGAGTGCGGTTTCCGCTCCTGGTGGAAGTGGAATGTTAGAAGAGGAACCAAGCTGGAACAAAGAGGGAAAAGATATATACAGATACGTTAACATAAGAACCATTAAAAATAAGGTATTTGTTCCCTTTCGTAAATCCGTTATAAGAATATGGGTATCCCATAATGGTCAGAGTGGTTTTGGATTTGATCCTTTTTGGGACACTTATCAGTATCTTCTAGAAACTGGTCAGATAGAAGGAACAAAAAGAGGATTTCGCTTAACTATTCCTGGTCCTTGGAACAATAGAGGATGGAAGTGGAACGAACTCAAGGAGCTGATACTCAATCCAAATAAAAGAATAGTAGCGAAAAGATTTCGATTAAAGAAACCAGCAGATCTTCGAGCTAAATGTAAAAAACAACTTAGGACTGGAGAAGCTTTTAATTTATATTTTAAGAAAATAGCTTAGAATTATAACATTTACTAATGAGGATTAAAAATGGCGGAAAGTGTAGTACATGTCTATATAAAAAGGGGATGTAAAAGATGTGCAGTCTCTCAGAATAATTCTGAATGGTTAGCCAGTAACTTTGGAGGATTAAAAGTTGATATAATGGATATTGGAACGGATATGGCTGCTCTTGCAGAATTTGCGATGTTTCAATTAAAAAATACCCCTTCTGTAGTAATTATAGATGCAAAGACTGAAGATCCCATAAAAATATGGGATGGAAAGATACCTCCAGTCGAAGAAATTACAAGATGCTTAAACTATAAAATTGGGAAGTGATGAGGTTTATTCATACTTCATGTCCGCATATAGGAAGCGGATTTAAAAATATTCCAAATTACCTAGAGAGATCGACAAAAGAAATAGATGAGATCTACTCTATAGCCGAACGAAATTCAATTAAAATTGTTTTAATAACAGGGGATATATTTCAGAAGAATGAACCCACTCAACTAGAACGAGACTTACTTCTTAAGAAAGTCTTACATTACGATAGAAAATTTATCACTATACTATTAGAAGGAAATCATGATTCAGTAGATTCTAAAACAAGTTCGATACATTTCCTCAAATTACTTCAAGAAAAAGGGAAGTTTAAGAATACTTTCATAGCTGAAATAAATCCAGAAGTAATAGACCTACCAGAAGCTTACATCCTGGCTCTTCCTACCTTTAGGACTAAATTAATAAAAATTCTACTTAATAAACTTCCTAAAAATAATAAGCCAGTAATAGTAATGGGTCACCAAGCTACTTTAGGAGCAGTAACTGATAGCGGTCGTACCCTTAAAGGGAGTAGCATTGCTAAATTGAAGAAGTTCAAAAGGATAGTCTATTTTGCTATGGGTCATGTTCATAAATTCCAGAAGTTAGAACTTCCTCATGCTTTTCAGTCTGGTTCTCCAATACAGCATAGGTTCGATGAACAACTTCCAAAAGGTATTCTGTTAGTAGACACTAAACATCCAACAAAGCCAAAACTTGTATCTCTTAAAACAGTAAAACCATTAGTTGTTGTTAGGGAAGGTGAGCATATACCAAAAGATGCTTATGTTAAAGTTCTTCTTAAAAGTAAAGATCTTAGAAAAGAAAACTTGCCGGATAATGTAATTGCTACAGATTATATTAGAAAGAATCAACCTATAAGTGAATACGAATTGAAAGGGAAGATTACAGATGGACTTGTAGAATTTCTCAAGGAAAAGAACTATAAGAGTAAAAAGATTAAGCAGTGTTTGAAAATAATCAATACTATTAAGCAACAATTAAAAGTTGCCTAGGGGTAGTAATATGGAGTCTAAAATTGAAAAGATAGTAACTCTAAAATTAAACGAGCAAGAAGCCAAATGGCTCAAATTGCTCATAGTATTAAGTCGGAAAGAAGCCGTTGTATGTGTTCAGGCTGAAATTAGAAAAGAGAAAGTAGAGAATTTTTCAGAGGATCACTCTTCTAAGATTTTATTATTTACAGAACCAGACGGAAGTGATATAGTAGATAACTTTCTACATGCTTTACGGGAAATAGATATTCCAATATCAGAGGGAGCATAGTTTGTATGAAATCTCTTAAAGACATAAGAATATTGGTTGTTGGAGATATAATGTTGGATACCTATATAATAGGAGACGTAACAAGAATCTCTCCAGAAGCTCCCGTTCCTATAGTAGTTCCAAAAGAGAAAATTCATAAGTTAGGCGGAGCAGGAAATGTTGTTGCTAATTTAAGAGGTTTTGGAGTAGAAACAGAATTCTGCGGTCTAAGAGGGAATGACGATTATGGAATTGTCCTTAGAGACCTATTGCTCGATATAGGAGCAGGAATAGACGGACTTATAACTTATGATAAAGTTAAAACGACAGAAAAAATAAGAATAATGGCTTCTCATAGATCTACTCAGATGCTTAGAATAGATTACGATATGGATTTATCGGATGATAAAATGAGAAGTCATATCTCTAATATCCTATACGAGTCTCTCTGTACTTCTCTAAAGTTCGATGCAGCTATAATATCGGATTACAATAAAGGAGTAGTATCTAGATATGTTCTAAAAGCTCTTACTAGTCGCATCCCACTAATAATAGCAGACCCAAAACCTGTTAATAGTATGTTGTATGATGGAATTTTTGCTATTGTTCCTAACGAAAAAGAATTAAAAGAAATACGTCGGACTGGAGTTCCTAGAGTATCTTACATCATAGAAACTAAGGGGAGTGAAGGAATGGTTATACATAATTCTGATCCAGATTCTAACTGGGTAACTATTCCTTCTAAAGACGTAAAAGTCTTCGACGTAACTGGAGCTGGAGATACTGTAATAGCAATTATTACTACCTGTCAGTGTTTAGGAATAGATATTGTTACTGCTTGCAAAATAGCTAACGATTGCGCTCATTATGCAGTTAGTACTTTCGGAACTTCTGTAGTTCCTTTAGAGATACTTAAAGATGTTATAATATCAGAAACAGGGGCTAAATATGGAATCTTCTGAAATAAAGTTTACACTGCAGATACTAGAACCTAAAGAAGGAGATAATGTAGAAGAACTTAATACAAAATTTTCTGAAATATATGGCAAAGCCTTATCTAAAATGAGAGATCAGATGCTAAAAGATCTTATTACAGACTACACAGCAAATAATACTATATTTATAGGAGGGAATTGGATTTCTACCCTTATAGGAAATAGATTAAAGTCTGCTCCTCATGGTTCTTTGCTCTACACTAAAGATAAGTTAGTCATGGATCCTAAATCTTTAGAGGATACAGACTACTTTGCACTAAATCTTGTTCACGAAATGATTCAGTGCAAAGAGTCTAATAAACCATTTCGTCTTGAAATATTACGTCAAGAATTAAAAGTTGCTATACCGGAAATTCTTGTTAGTTATCATACAGATAAAGAACCTCTTAAAGAATGGTTTAAAGAGTATCTGAGTCAAGATCCTCCAGTTTATTTTTATACTCGAACTAAATTATCTCAAGTTCGACGGTTACTAGGGAGATTCTTGAGACCAACTATGATAGAAACTATTGCTTTCTGCCACTGGACTGAAACTGTACCTATCCTTACTGCTCTAAGTGCATCAGAACTTGGATTGAGAGGTCCAAAATTGAGGTATTTCTATAGAGATATTATCAGAGATTACATCATCTCCTACCTAAAAGTAGGAGACGAAACGTGAGCAATAAATATTTTAAGTTCCTGTATTCCTTTAGCTTTTAAACTCTCTCAAACTTTCTATTATTACTAGAATAAGCTATACTTTAGTTAGAAGGAATACCAATTTTATTAAAGGAGATATGGACAATTATGCTAAAATCTTATAATTCTTTTTCATTGGAGTACAGACCGAATAAATTAGAGGATCTTATAGGTCAAGAGTCTACGGTTAGAATCGTTGCTGGAATGTTTGCTCGTAAGAAGATAGCTCGCAGCATACTTATTCATGGGGAACCAGGAACGGGAAAGACGACTTTGGCAAGAATAATAGCTCTCTATGCTAATTGCTTAGGTGATCATCCTCCCTGTGGATCTTGTTCTAGCTGTGTTAGAGGGGTAGAAAATCACCCAGATGTTCACGAGATAAATATGGGTGATAAAACTGGAGTAGATTACATGAGAGAGCTAACCAGTTCTGCTAGCTACCAACCACAGTCTAACTTTCGTATTTTCTTACTGGATGAAATACACGCAGCTACAAAGAATGCCTTCTCTACCTTACTAAAACCCCTGGAAGAACCACCGCCACATACTATATGGATTCTGATAACGACAGAACCAGAGAAGCTTTTAGATACTATTTATAGCAGATGCTTAAAACTTCCGATGCGAGCAGTTCCTCCTGAAGATACAGTAGAGTTATTAAGAGGGGTATGTAAGAAAGAGCATATTAAGATAGAAAGAAATGTTCTTTTAGAAATAGCTCAGATGTGTAATGGCCAGCCTAGGGATTCTCTTCAAGGATTAGAAGCCGTTGCTAACTATTTAGCTGCTAAGAAGAGTAAAGGTTTGCCAAGCTCGAAATTGCTGAAAATTGTAAGAAGAGCTATAGGACAAACAAGCGATGAGCTAGCTCTCCAATATCTTCTAAGTGTCTATCTTGGAAAATATACCTCCGCTATTAAAGCTGTAAATGAAGCCGTAAATCTAGAGAGTTTCCTAAGAGCAGTTACGGACTATCATATCAATACCTGCTATAAGCAAATTAATAGTAAACTTTGTGCTACTTATGCTAAATACATGCATTTCTTTGCAGAAATGGATAAGTATAAAGTTGATATTACTACAAAGTACTCTGTAGCTGTTCTAAATGCTTTAGTTGATACCGCTAGTAAAATACGTTATTCCATTGATGGTAGACAGTTACTAGTTAGTACTACTCTCAATATTATAGGAATGGTAAAAAGCAATAAATAATTAGTGGGGGTAGAATCATGGAAAAGAATATTAAAGAAGGGTGGGCTGTATTAGTTGAATCTCATGACGGATTAACTTTATACGATATCGATGATAATAAGGAAGAATGTAAGAGAAAATTTGAACAAAGATCAGAAGAAATAGATAAGAGATACGGTACCAAAAACTGGGGAAGTCATGGAACTCTAGTAAGATATATGATAGAAGAGGAAATATAATATGACAGGGAAGATAGAGATTATAAAAGATGATTGGCATTGTCATATCTGCGGAAAAGAAGTTGCTCCTTCAGTTCATATCTGCCATAACTGCGGAAAGGTATTCTGTTGCGAACATGGAATAGTAATTACTGACGAAATAGATAAAAATTTGAAAAGTCTATTTGAAAGATGTGATGAGTGCAAGTACAATATTCATAAGTTAGCTGACTCTTCTAGAATGAATAATCTAGAAGATTTGGTCTCGCTCCTAGAAAAAGGCAGTGAAGTAGATACTATTATGAGAATATGGATCATTCAACTCTTAAAACTTCTAATGCTGAAAGATCCAGAATTACGAACAAAAGAATTCTAAGGAGATAATATGACGGAACAGAAGTCTACTAATATTAAATGGCATCCAGGGACTATATCGAGGATAAATAGAGAATTTATGAATAAACATAAAGGTTTTACAATTTGGTTTACTGGATTACCTTCTTCCGGAAAATCTACTCTGGCAGTAGCATTAGAAGGATTTCTATATAGAAGAGGACACCATACCTATATACTAGATGGGGATAATATAAGACACGGATTAAATAAAAATTTAGGTTTTTCCCCGGAAGATAGAGAGGAGAATATACGAAGAATAGGAGAAGTAGCAAAACTATTTAGGGATGCTGGAATTATAAATATGGTAGCTTTTGTTTCTCCTTATAAAAAGGATAGAGCGTTAGCGAGAGAATTGGGAGCAGGAGGAGACTTTGTAGAAATATTTGTTGATTGTCCTGTTAATATTTGCGAAATTCGAGATCCTAAGGGAGCCTATAAGAAAGCTAAGGAGGGTATAATAAAAGAGTTTACTGGAATTAGTGCTCCCTACGAGATTCCAGAAGATCCAGAGATACACTTATATACAAATATTCTGTCTGTAACACAATGTGTTACAACAATAGTAGAATATCTAGTAGATCATAGATATATAGAAGTACCAAGGACTACATTACAAAATATGAAATAAGGAGGATTCTAGTATGAAACCAGTATTTGCACTTTACATTGGAAGATGGCAGAATTGGCATCCAGGACACCGGTGGTTGATAGATCAACAACTCAACAAAGGTAAAAAAGTTTGGATTGCGATAAGAGATGTTGAAGTAGATCCCCAAACCAATCCTAAATCAGCTAATAAGATATTTATGGAACTCAATAACGAACTAGTAGACTTAGTCGCTGAAGGAAGAGTATTAATAAGTGTAATTCCAGATATAGACTCAGTAAATTATGGTAGAGGAGTAGGATACGAGATCGTATATCACGAACCACCGTCTGATATCGCTGCTCATTCAGGTACCGCTATTAGAGCTGGAATAGAATCTGATAAAGGGTATGGAAAGGAGAAGTAGTGATACGCTTTCGACACTTACACTTTGAGAATGCAGGATTCTATAAAGAGGTAGACTTCCCTTTAGATAAACAAGGAGCAGTATTTATAGGAGGGAAGAATGGAGCAGGAAAAAGTTTTATATTTACAATCTTATGTAATATTGTATTTGGAGTTTCTCCACTTGGAGGTCAGCGTAAACAAATAGCAGAAAACAATTATTTTGGTCAAGTGGATTTAGACATAGAAGATAAGAGATATATAATTCAGCAGTTTTTTAACCATAAGAAACTTGGAAATGGATATCGTATATACGAGAATGGAAAGAATCTTAAGATTGCCGGTGGGATACCAAAATGTGAATCCTTCATAAGAAATCTTATACCAATTACTAGTGAAGAATATTATAATTTTCACTTTCTCACTCAGGATAATTTCCATACTCTTATATATGGAAAACCATCTGACCATTCTGCATTTTTCAGTGCTGCTTTCAGATTAGATGTCTATGATGAAATAAGACAGGAATTAAAGAACAAACTGAGTAAAGTAAATACCAAGATAAATGAGATAGAAGGATTTAGATTTTCCGCAGACACTCTTAAAGAAGAACTGTCAACATTACCTGAAAAAGTTCTTGTTGAAAAGAAACTAAGTTCTCTTCATAAGAAATTAAAAGCTATAAAACTTAGCAGCTCAGAAACAAATAGAAGAATAGCTGTACTACAAGACACTCTATCTAAACAGAAGAATAGAGAATCTATAATTAAGAAACTCTCTAGTTTTGGAAAGATTGTACCTTTAGATAAAGTGCTTAAAGAGAAAGAGAGCATAAGAATAAAAGCTAATAATTATAGAGAACTTACGGAAAAAGGAAAACGTAGGAAATCACTTCTATTAGAAGTAGAGACTCTTTCTAAGAATCTCGGATATCAAAAAGATTCTTTACTGGAAGACATAGAAAAAGAAATAATGGCACTCAGGTTAAAGGCATCGGAAGCTAATAAAATACAGAAGAGAGTTCAGTATGAATCAGAACTTAAAATTCAGCAAGCAAAAATCAAAGATAATGGCGTAGAAGAAAAAATAGAAAAATTAAATAAAGAAAAAATATCTGCTGAAATAATAGTTAAGAAGTCGAAGAAGGAAATAAAATCCCTGATAAAATTAAAAGGGAAAGCCATATGTACGAGATGCCTCAGACCTCTAGATAGTCCCAAGTATGCAAAACTTCAAATATCTAAAAGGGAAGAATCTCTTAAAAAAAGAGAATCGGATTTAATATCTATAAGTAGGTCTCTTAAGAATTTAAAAGAGCAGCTAGAAGCAATAAATCGTATAAATGCTCTACAAATAAGAATAGAAGAGGCTCCTAAAGGAAAACTAATTGAAAAGAAGGAACTGGCTCAAAAGATAAATTCACTATCTCTATTAATATCTAAGAAGGAAAAACTTGAAGAAGAATTTGCCAATTTCAATCTAGCAGAGCATAAAATTGCTATTCTAAAGCTGCCAGAAATAGAAAGAAATCTAGAAGAATTAGAAAAGCTTGAAGAAGAATCGAGAGAGGCTAAAACTCTTGAAAATCAATTAAAAGACATAGATCCTGTAGATATGTCTGTAGGACTAATTAGTCGTAAAATAGAGAAATTGGAAAAGAAAAGAATAAAACTTTCTACTAGTAATAGTAAGATAGGAATAAAAATTGGGAAATATGAAACAGAGTTAGAAAGGATTTTAGAACTAAATAGGAAATTGAAGAAGCTTATTCCTAAAGAGGAAAAAATAAAGCTGTATGAGTATAATAGAAATCTCCTAACTACACTTCACTCGGCTTATGCTCCAGATAAATTAAAATTGGATAGAATACATGCTATAAATAATGTTGTTGTCAATTATGCAAATACATTAGCTCCAATGATATTTGATTATCCAATTATGTTTTCAGCAGTTAAGAAGATGGGAACTTCTTCTATATACTTTACAGGTAGAACTGGAAAAGAGTATAGTGTAAGATTCTTGAGCGGTGGCTATAAGAAAAGACTTATGCTACTCCTTATTCCTGTAATTTCAGGTCTTGTCCCTACCACTAAAAGAAGTAATATGATAGTTCTAGATGAAGTGGATGCTAATGTTGATGATAATGGAGCTGAGTTATTTGGAAATACCTTAATTCCATTCCTTAAAAGGAAATATGACAGTCTATTCGTTCTTAGTCCTGCTAATATGGAAAATAAAAAAATCCAAACAAGAATACCATTAGAGGACTTTGATAAAATTTTATACACAGATTTTGGTAAACTCAGCACTATAAAAAAGTAAAGGAGGCGATGAAATGATAGGACTCACTCAGTACACCCCTGCTGTAATAAACCTCATTATCGATAGAGAAAAGTTTTATCCTATAGTTATCTCTACAGTCAATCACTCTGAAGATAAGAAATTAAAAGCATTCCTCAGTAAGGAAACAGATAGAACAAAAGTAATATTAATGGATACCATTCCAGTATTACAGCATTATAATTCTAAACATGATCTATCTAAATTAAAAATAATTCTATTTGATAGCATATTAAAACTAAAGCAACAACCATTAGAACTAATTGATGCCGTTATGCGCAATGGCGATGATACCGCAGAATATTTCCATATAAAACCAGACATTCTTAATACAGCATTAGAGGATTGCTCCGAAGGTGTTCCAACTATAAAAGTAGAAAATAAAAGAGTAAAAGAAGTAACTAAAGAAACAGCCAAAGAAAATGACCAGACTTTGGCATCGCTTATCAAAAGATCTACAAAATCTTTATCGAAGAAGAAGCAAAAAGGTCTTACTAGAAAGATACTGGAATATATTATAGGAACTAGAAGAGTATCTCGTCTACCTCGTACAAAAGCACGTTATGGAATAGTTGATAATTCTATAGAAGAATATCTATCTGGAAAGTATAACGAGAGATTAAAATCTGTATTCTCCGATATTAGTAGTGGGAAGGCGACTCTAGACTCTTTGGAAGGTTTATGCCTTACTAGAACAGTAAATCTGGAAGATATAAAATTACTTACAGAACAAGAACAGTCTCCTACAGAACATAAAGCTAGAAAGAAGAAGAATGCTAAAGTCAAAAAAGAAAAGTAAAATAGGGACTTCTCTAAAATCTATAATAGGAAAAGATGTTGAAGTAGAAATAGTCTACAATAAAGTATCAAAACTTAAAGGGAAATGCGTGGGTATAGATGCGGATATGCTTTTCTTGGACTGTAAAAAATTAAAACGGAGAAGAAAAATAATACTATCCATCCCTTTAGTAAATATAGTAGACGTATATCTCAGCCGACTAGAGACTAGTGACCATAAAACTATACAGTCTTTCTCTAATTTTATTGGGATGGATATAATTGCTTTAGTTAGAGACTCTTCGACACAGGTTATATTCGGAGAAGTGATAGCTGTATCCAACTCGGTCCTTATGATAAAAGCTAAAAGAAAAAGAAAGACAGAGAATAAAAGTGGATCTAAGAGGCCAATACATATAGTTAATACGAATAGTATGAATAGAATGATGATATATGAAACTGGAGAGTCTAAAGAGCATAGTCAAAAATATCCTAGTTCTCTAATACTAAGAATGAAAGAATCCGAAGGAGAAAATTCTCAAGGATTGGAAGACTGGGGAGACGAAAAATAAGGAGAATAGATATGGTAGAAAAAATAACAGGGGATGCTACAATTACATCTGATTCCCCATCATCTTATTGTGAAAAATGTCATAAATTTCATTCTGTAGAAGAAGGGTGCAAACGGTCAACGAATGACGATGAAGAAAATAATTCTTAGTGATCAGCTGTACATTCCCAATTCTCTGGTTAAATCTAAACATAGAAGAGCTTATACTACTATAATAGGGGAAGAAGGTTATACAGTTCAAGCCTTTAGAAAAGGGGAAAAGAAAACTGCCTTTTGTAGAGGAAATCTAGAAAAACTATATAGGGTATTTAGTGATCTAGTTTCTGAAGCTAAAGATAGGAGAGCTAAACCAGCGATGGAGTACGACTTATCCTTTACTGGAAAACTATGGGCTAATCAAAAGAATACTGTCAAAGAATGGCTTAGATACAGATATGGTCAGTTAAAAGCTCCAGCTAGATCTGGAAAAACTGTTATGGCTTGCTACATATCTTGTAAGTTGGGAGTAAAGACATTGATATTAGCACATCAAAAAGAGCTTTTAGATCAGTATCTAACAACTTTTGAAAAGCACACTAATTTAAAACATATTAGAAGAGTTCATGGAAAACCTATTGTAGGAATCCTAAAAAGGATAGAGTGGAGTAAAATAAATCAGTATGATGTTATATTAGCTACTTATCAATCGATAATGAAAGATAAAGGATGGAAAGTTCTCCAAGAAAATTCTAATAGTTTTGGATTAGTAGCTATAGACGAATGTTCCCTTTGCGCTTCCCATTACTATCGTAAAGTAATTAATAAGATAAATTCCTACTACCGTCTTGGAGTTACTGCTACACCAATTAGGAAAGACGAACTTCACGTTCTATCAGATGAAATAATCGGGCCAGTTACTTCTATCGGAAAAGCGGATAGTATGATTTGTAAAGTTACTTATGTTCGTACTAATCATAGAGTACTCCCATTTTCTTGGTGGACAACGTTCATCAATAATCTATGCAAGAATGAAAAAAGAAATAAGCTTATCGTAGACTACGCCTTAAAAGATGTTAAAGCTGGTTACCATGTTTTAATAGTTAGTGATAGAGTTAATCACATAAAATACTTAGCTAAATTATTAAATTCTAAAGGGATACCTACTGGAGCTCTTCATGGGCAGAGCGATCGTGATCGGATTCTGGCACAAGCCCGTAAAGGAACTCTAAAAGTTACTGTTGCTTCGAGAAAGTTGGCTAAGTTTGGATTAGACGTTCCTATGTGGTCTGCATACTATAATGTATGCCCCATGGCATTTGAAGAGAATTATTATCAGGAATGCAGCAGAGTACGTACTCCCTATGAGGGAAAACCTCAACCTATAATTCGTTATTTCTTAGATACTGGACATAAAGTCGTTTATGCTTGTCTTCACTACAGAAGCAAAGTTAATCTTGCTAATGGTAGAAAGAAGAATATAGGCACTATTGTTAATAATAAAGATAAGTATTCCATCCAGTCTTTTAATATTAAAACAAATAAATTAGAGTCTAAACCAGTTATAGGATGGGTAAGGAATAGTATTAAAGGTCATAGATGGTATTTTTTATCTTATAAATATGCCTCCAAAAACTATCTTAGAAGAGATAGGGGAGTATTTTTGACGGAAGATCATGAAGTATTTACTCAACGAGGCAAAGTAAGAGTAGATTCTCTGAGAAAAGATGATAGGATACTAACAACAGAGAAATCACCTAATAGTAAACAAAAGGAACTGTATATAGGAACGATGTTGGGAGACTCGTATATTCCTATTAAAAACATTAAGAATAGAGCAGGCCTATCTTCCTGTCATGGGGAACTACAAAAAAAGTGGATCGAATTAAAAAGGGATTCCTTGGAAGATTTAGGCATTAAACCTCTAGTAGAGAGAAATCGTAAAAATAAATTAGGTACAGTATCATTTAGCTCCACTGCAAGTGCCTGGTTTACTGAGCAAAGAAATCGTTGGTATCCTAAAGGTAAAAAGATAGTCCCTAAAGATCTATCTCCAGACGAGTTCTCTTGGCTAACTTTAGCTGCTTGGTATACGGATGATGGATATCTTCATGGTTCCTCAGCTGGAATATCTAGCGAGTCTTTCTCTAAAAAAAATAATGAACTATTAGCAGGTATTCTCAGAACAAAATTTGGAATTATGGCCAGGGTAAAAAGAAAAGTTAGTAGGCCTTCTAGAAAACTTCACTATTTTATTTATATAGGAAATGGAAATAATGGAGAGAACTCTGCTAATAGATTCTTTAGAGGTATTGCTCCCTATATTATAGAGAGCATGAGGTATAAGTTACCCGAAGAGATACGAAACTCTATAAAGTTCAAGAAAAGCCTCTGGAATTTAGGACATTCAGAACCATACTATGCTGAACCGATAGTCGAGAAACAAGATCCTACAAAAGGTAAAAATTGGACATATTGTTTGGAGGTGAAAGATAACCATAATTTTACCGTTAGTAATATCGTATTATCGAACTGCAAACGGATTGCTGATAGAATACATACCAGAGAAAATTTTATAGTAAGTGATAGCTATGAAGAGCAAAGAGAACTTAAGAAATGGTAGAAAGAATTATTAGGATGGAACAATAATGATAAAAAAGAGAAATAGAAGTACTAGTCTAGCAGCAGCTAGAGGGTTGCCTTACCGTTATGCTCAAAATGGAAATGGCTTAGAATTTAAATTTGGTACTATTATATACGAAAGAGGTACTCATGTTAAGCAGATAAGATCCTCTACACAAGAAGAATGGTTTGATAAATTATGTGAGGAACTTCCTAATAATAGTATTATAGGAATTAGTTCAGAGCCAACTGACGAGTTAGCCATGAAATTAGCTTCCATTCTATTCATGAAATCTATAAAAAGAGGGGAGTATGTAACTATAGCAGACGCTTCCGCTATTGTACCTAATGACGATTCCCTGCTAAAAGCTTCCTTTGTATATAATATAATGGATAAAATAGATATTGGAAGGACTCTTAAGATAAGAGATGTTTTAGTTAAACAAGGTAATAGTGGAACAGTAATATTAGTTATTGGAGGAATAGATGCCTACTCCTTTTTCAATGAAATTCTAAGGCATCCAGTGGATATCATATTGCATCCCACCGGATATAAACTTACAAAGTAGAAGGAATCTATGAAAAGCGTTGCAATACATAGCGAACTTGCCGCTGTTGCAAGTATCTGTAATGGAAATGATACTGTAAAATCCTTACTACTAGGCTTTCTAAATATTTCTCATTTTGGCCATGAAGATATATCTCTAATCTACAATAGAATTCTTACATTGCTTAAGAGAAATAAACCAATACCTAGACTTATAAATTTTAGAGAAGACGCTGCTCTTCCAGAATCAGCTAGAATTCTCCTTAAAGGTAAAATTAGAAAGTTGGATAACAAACAAGATGCTTTAGCTCTTATAGATATTCTAGAAACATATAGAAAATTTAGAGTCTTTAAAGAAAGCCTATTAAAGTCTTCTGATATAATTGGAGAGAGTAAAGTAGATACAGAAGAACTTATAAAACTATGGGAAGATACACTATTAGCAGTAAAGACAGCAGACTCTGGGGATACTATTGTTCATATAGGGAAAGGGAGTAATAGTAAGGAGTTAGTAAAGAAAATAATAAAGGGGGAAATACTTGAATTTATACCAACTGGCATAAAACCTTTCGACTCAGAAAATGGAGGATTCAGAAGATCTGGTTTAGTTATTGTAGCAGCAACAACTTCTGGTGGAAAGAGTGCAATGGCTATCCAATTACTAATTAACATGTACCTTAAAGGATTCAATGTTTCTCTAGTATCATTGGAAATGGATAGAGAAATAGTAATATGTAGAATGATGGCCAACTTAGCAGAAATGAAGCTTTCTAAAATTACTTTAGGAAAGATGACAGACTATGATAAAAGAAAAGTAGAAATGGCATGGTCTAGTTTTGAAAAGTTTGGAAGAAAGAATAACTGTAGATATTCAATTTATACTCCAAATGAAGATCTATTAGCAAGGGAAGTTCTACTCAGGCTCAAGCCTTATAATTTTGATGTGTATATAATAGATTATGCTTCAATGCTAAAAGAAGAAAGAGACGAACAATGGAAATCTTTACAGGCAGCAACTAGATACGGAAAGATATTTGCTGGAAATACAAATTCTGTTGTTATATTCTTAGCCCAAGCTGGGGAAGAAGAAATTGTTAGGTACTCTAGAGCAATGAAAGAAAATGCCGACAATGTATGGAGTTGGGTATATAGTAAAACTGCCAGAGAGACTGGAATCATATCAGTCAATCAGCAAAAAGCAAGAAATCAGAGAACATTTCCGTTTGCTATGAAAGCGGATTTTGATAGAATGATACTAAAAGAATGGATGGAAGATAAAAAAGATAATAAATCGAAAAAAGGAGGATCTCATGAAGTTCATCGTAAAGAGAGAAGATCTGAAGAGCTTGACTAGAATAATAACAACGATATTTGGTAAGAGTAATATAGGAATACTTTTCGTAGTTGAAAAGAAAAGTAAGGAAGTCCTTGTCAGCTGTGGAGAAAAGAATACTTGGCTAAATTATAAGATTCCTGCCACTGAATGTGAACATGGTTCTTTTGCTGTGGATTACAGTTCGATATGTAATATTACATTTCCTAAAGATACTGTATCTTTTGCTCTAGTAGACTCTGCTATAGAACTAAAATCTGGAGCTTTTACAAGTAAGATGTCTGTTACTATAGATCCTAAAGATGTCCTTAAAGCCAAACCCCTCAAATTGATAAAAGTCAACAATAGAATAGATCCTGCAGTTCTATCATCTGGAATATCAGCTCTTAACTATGCTGCCATATTAGCAGGAAAAGATACTAAAGATCTGACTGTAAAAATTACAAAATCTGGAGAGCTTATTCTTTCTACTAATGATAGCTATAGAGGAGGAGTATTTAAAGCTACTACTAAATTGGATAGATTCAAAATAAGTGTAGACTTTGATGCCATGAAGAACTTAATGGGGATTATAGCAGGAGCTAAGCAGGCAGAACTGGGAACAGATTCTAAACAAATAAGAATAAAAACCGGTGCTATAGACTGTCAATTGCCAACATTCCAGACTAAAAAAGATAGTAGTGCAGAAGAATTTATGGCTCAACTTCCAAAAAACTCTAAAGTGAGTTTTTTGGTAGACTCTGCAAAGTATAAAACTGCCATCGAATCAATGTCCAGTATAGCAGCTAATACTAAAGCTAATGAATTAAAAATAGAATCCGTTGTTCAAGGGAGTAAGGTTTCTATGAAAGCTGAAATGTCTGGAAATAAAGCTTCTTATAATCTCAAAGTTCAAAAGAAAGAAGGGAAAGATCATAAGTTCTTTATTAGCAATAAAATGGTATTAGACTTGCTCGGATTGGCAAGTGGAATTATTAAACTTACTGTATTCGATAAAGTAGCTCTAATTTCATCAACTAAGCTAGATGCTAAATACGTTTTTCCATTATTATAGGAGAGGCAGGATATGAAATACTATGAAAGTAGTAAACTTGCGAAGATAGCTCATAAAATGATATACTCTGGAAAGAAAACTCTCGAAGCTAAAGGAGCTAAAATAAAATTTCTACTGCTGGAATCTAAAAAATCGAATTGTTTAGGTAAATGTATAAAAGCCTCTGCTCTAATCCACTATCTTACTGGATATGATTTTATTGTCTATATTTGGGATACATTCTGGAAGGATGCAACAAAGAAGCAAAGACAAGCCTTACTTCTCCATGAACTCTTGCACATTAAGAAAGGCGTTGATAGGAATGAAAAAGTAAAGTGGACGCTTAAGAAGCACGACTTGGAAGAGTTCTCAGCTGTCGTTAAGAAATACGGTTTATGGTTGGAGGAGCATAGAAGTTTTGCCAGAAGTTTAAGTGGCAAAACGGAAAAGAAAAAATCAAAATCCGGAAAACTAAGAGATATATAGAATGGAAATACCATGGATGGAGCTTCCAGAAAGTAGAATAGCACAGATAGATGATAAAACTTATGCGCTTAAATTAAGAAATGCTCTTATATTACAGAATCCTGAAAAAAAGAGATACGGAGCAATAATTAAAGAAATCTATAGAGCAGCTACCTACGTATTAGGGTATAAATTTACTATAAAGGGAAAACAAGAAATACGTTATAGTAGCGTATATCTATTCTGCTACAATAGTAAAATTAGAGAATCCTGTTCTTACGATATTGTATTTGAGGATACTAATATAAGAATTATAAGATTTATAAATAAAGATATTCTAGTTTTATCAAAACTAAAACAATAGTGGAGTAGCAATAATGGTAAAGCGAAGAAGAAAACGCAGTAAGAAAGTTCTTAAAAGCCATCATAATAGAAACCTCCTATGTGGAGATTGTTCTTCTCTCGCCGTCTGTAGAAAGAAATACAATATTGATGAATTTGCTCAGGCTTGTACAAACTTTGATAGTAACTACCATGGAGATAAATTTCTTAGACAGCTAAAGAAGAAACTAAATTCTAAAAGGTTTATATTAGACCCTTCTATTCTAGAAGAACTAAAAACATTCAGAGTCTTTAGTAGGACATCCAGACATCATAGAGAACTTAGAAGAGTACCAGTATCGTCTTACGGAAGAAAAGAGCTTTTTAAATTATCAAGTTTGCTTGAAGAAACTCAAGCTTTCAGAGATAGAGTTTTAGACGTTAGAGTGTATATGCAACAACTTCTTATAGACTTGGGTAGTATAGAAAATATTGCTAAAGCTTACATGTACGATAAGTATAGCGATCGTATGAGGGCATTACGTAATGATGCTACCAGAACTATCTTTATGAGAAGCGTCTTGAGACCACTGTACGAAATAAAAGATGAGATACAATTTACTCTTGAAACATCTGAACTAACAGAAACTAATTTGAGCAATACTCACTTTGCTCTTAAAGAAATAAGAAGTATTGCAGAATTAGTATTAGGGAAGGTTCTTAATACCTAATGAAAAACTTTGCAGTAGAGAATGAGATTATAAGAGAACTTCAGAATAAGATTATTAAAAGTAATCCTAATGCCATTATTAGTAAATCGGAAGGAAAACATTTTTTAGGATTTGGAGTCTTAAATAAGATGGAGGATACCGTGCATAATGTTCAACGTATATTTGAAATATTCCCAAGAGACGATAGATTAAAAGGTCAAAGAAAACTTCTTAAGAAGCTAGAAAGGGTTCCTATAGAAAGGCAGAGAGAATTGGAACTAGAGTATTTAAAACCTGGAAAGATAGCTTCTCTTAACTTCGTAGGAGAACTTCTTAATAGAGTATCAGAAAGGCTCATAACTTTAGTTGTGTCTAATGATGAAGATTTTGTTACACTTCAAAGATTTGTAACCGATCCCAAGGATAATTATGTTGTACTTGATGATAACCAATGGCTGATGAAAGCTGTTCGTAGGTATGCGAAGAAACATCCAGCTAAACAATCTCAAAAATCTAAGAAATGTAGGAGAAAAAAGAATGAAGCTGAAGAAGTTCTTTAGAGAGCATAAAACAATAACTAGAAACTACCCCTCTCCTAGAATATCAAGTGAAGTTCCTGACTGTAGCTTACCTATGACATTCGATCAGTATGGTGGATGTAGTTATGGCTGTAGATACTGTTTTGCTCACGTTTTTAAGGAATTAAATCCTACATACCGCAGGAGTGAAAAACCTTTTGAACTTGGAGCAGTACCTCCTGATGTTATATGTGCTCTTATGAAAGGGAAGGGAAATTATCAGGGGAAGAAAAGTTTTCGTAAATACTTCTTCAGGCATAAATTCATTCTTCACTGGGGTGGTTTAGCTGATCCTTTTTGCCATTTCGAGAAACAATATAGAGTAGGAGAGAAGATAATAGAAGCAGCAGCTGAATCTAATTATCCTATTTTATTTTCTACTAAAGGGGATCTTAGGAAGTTTGATAATTGTCTTAGTATATTTAAAAAGTCTGCTAAACAGGGTAATTTTGCTTTTCAAATTAGTATGGTAACAGCTAAAGAAGAGCTTGCGAAGATAGTTGAGAAAGGTGCTCCTACACCAACGGAAAGATTAAAGAGCATGGAAAAGTTGGCTTCCATGGGATACTATGTAATACTTAGATTTCGTCCTTTCATATTGGGAATATCAGATGTTGATAAGAACTATATGGATCTTATCAGGCAAGCGAAAGATGCTGGGGCGAGAGCTATTAGTACTGAATTTTACTGTGCTAATTTTCAGGAAGATCAAGAAGGTGGGAGTACATGGCATGGAGATTTAGCAAAGATACTTCAACAATATGGAGGAGTTAAAAATACTTTTGAATACTATAATAAACTATCTCCAACAAAAAGAGGAACGTATAAGAGATTAAATAGACTGGTAAAAGAGCGATTTGTTAGAAATATGTATGAATTCTGTCTTAAGAATAAGATGTTATTTGCTGTATCAGATCCAGATTTTAAGGAAGTTGGAATGACTCTCTCCTGTTGCGGTTTACCGGATAAAGAATTGGCTGAGAGATTTGGTTGGAAAATAAATCCTGGTCTCTTTAATTGGTCTAGGAACCAACTTACTGCTGCCCTTATTACAGCCAGAAGACAATTCTGGAGAGGAGAAAAGGTTCAAATAGAATTTGATAGTATCTTCCCTCTTAGAAGTACTGTGCCTCACTTGCCGTTCATAAACGAATCTACTTTCGTCTCTAGTTTACCGCAAACTATAGGAACTAAGAGCGTATTTAGAAGAGGATATACAATTAGAGACATCCTAATTAATAAATGGAATGGCCAATACCCCTATAAGTATTTTGATGGAAAACTTAAACCAGAATACGTAAAAGATGGAAATTTAGTCTATACTTACGTTCCTAGCGACTATGAGTATAGATGGCAGGAAGACGGTATCAACCTTTCAGATCTATAAACAGGAGATCTAAAATGGGAAAGATTTTAGAAATTGAGAGTTGTTTCGACTGTAATAGAAACTGTGAATATAGTTCTGGTGGGAAGATATCGAGTAAGTGTAAGCTCCCTGATAAGAAAGGAAAGCCGAAATTTGAATATTTGAGAATGAGCAATATGGGAGTGGAGGATAAACTGCCTAATGGAAGAATGTTCTTTGGTTCTATAAACGATTTAAATATTTTAGGTGACCAGGGATGGCAGTTGGTAACAGTATTAGACACTAAACTGGAAAGAATTTATATCTTTATACGAGAATTAGAACAAACTTGCCAGAATACTAAGAACCATGAAGAGGAGGAAAGTTAATGTTATTTAGTAGCTCTCTTAACCAGTGTATAAATAAATTCCATCAGCACTATGAAGAACAAAGAATATGGGAAAGAACTTCTTGGATGGGAGTTCCTATGTGGAAATTGCCATTTGATGCTTTAGTTCTGCAAGAAATAATTTCTACAGTTAGGCCAGATATGATAATAGAAACCGGAACAGGAAGAGGAGGATCGGCTCTATTCTACTCTTCTTTAATGAATCTGATGGAAATTCCTGGAATAGTTGTTACTGTGGATGTTGAAGATAAAGTCTCTAAGGCAGTCATGAACAGGCATGCTACTCCTATATGGGATAAATACGTAACTCAGTTAATAGGTTCTAGTGTGAGTGACCACATAGTAAAAGATATAGAAAAGAGAATCGTAGATAGAACAAATATAATGGTTATCCTAGACTCTTGGCATTCTTACGATCATGTTCTAAAGGAATTGGATATTTATTCTTCTATGGTTTCTATAGATTCTTATCTTATTGTAGAAGATACACATGTTAGTGGCCATCCTATTAAATGGGCTTGGGGAAAGGGTCCTTTCGAAGCGGTGCAAGAATTTCTTAAATACCGTACTATGTTTAAAAGGGATGAATACTGTGAAAGACATCTTATGACTTTTAATCCCTCTGGTTATCTTCGGAGAACAAAATAATGTTTAAAATTCAAGTAGCGTTCAGAAATAACTCTAGTCCACTTTCGGCTATAGACGAATATACAGTTACCAGAGTTGAAATTAAAGATACTCATATAATAGATTACTCTACAGATGAAAAGCAGCAAGTAATAGTCCCTTTAATCGGACCCTCTTTAATCCTCGTAGAGGAGATAGAATAATGAAAGGAATAATTCTAGCAGGAGGAAGCGGTACAAGGCTATATCCAGCAACTCTATGCGCCTGTAAACAATTATTGCCAGTATACGATAAGCCTTTAATTTACTATCCGTTATCTACTTTAATGCTGGCAGGAATAAAAGATGTACTAATCATAAGTACTCCTCGAGATCTGAAATCCTTCATAGTTCTACTAAGAAATGGATTACATTTAGGAATTAATATTACTTATCAAGAACAGCCTAAACCTAATGGATTGGCAGAAGCATTTATTTTAGGTGAAGAATTTATAGGTGAAGATTCAGTATGTCTTATTCTTGGGGATAATATATTCTATGGCCATGGTCTTACGAATTTACTTAACGCTTCTGTAAATAGAATGTATAATGGTAAAGGGGCTATTATTTTTGGCTATTATGTGAACGATCCAGAACGCTACGGAGTAGTAGAAATAGGCAAAAATGGGGTTGCCTTATCTTTAGAAGAAAAGCCTAGATACCCTAAATCCAATTATGCCGTTACTGGGCTCTACTTTTACGATAATACGGTTATAGACATAGCAAAGAATCTAGAGCCTTCTAAACGAGGAGAATTAGAAATAACAGATATTAATAAGATATACTTGAAGTGGGGAAGACTAAGGACAGAAATACTAGGGAGAGGTTTTGCATGGTTGGATACCGGGACTCACGAAAGTCTACTTGAAGCGTCTACATTCGTAGAAGTGGTAGAAAAACGACAGGGTCTTAAAATAGCATGCTTAGAAGAAATAGCATACCTTATGGGCTACATAACCAAACAAGATCTTAAAAGTCTGGCAGATTCTATTGGTAAGAATCAGTACGGACAGTATCTTTCAAATCTACTAAGAAAGGAAATATAAAGTATGAATTTAAGGGAGAAGATAGAGAAAAAGAAGGCTATCGTAGGTATTATAGGAATGGGTTATGTAGGAGTACCTTTAGCATTAGCTTTTCTAAAAGCTAATTTTATTGTCGTTGGTTTTGATATAGATCGAGAGAAAGTTTATGCTCTTAATAGTAGAAAAAATATCTATATAAAACAATACGAAAAAGAATTTCATAGTAAAAGTTTTAAAAAGGATCATTTTTCTGCTACTACAGATTTTTCTCGTCTTGCTCAAGTAGATTGTATTTTGATATGTGTGCCCACTCCTCTAAATTTAGTTGGGGGACCAGACCTTTCTCATGTTAAGAACACAGTAAAGTGCTTATCTAAATACCTTCGTAAAGACCAACTAATCGTATTGGAGAGTACAACTTATCCGGGAACTACAGAAGAGATAGTATTGCCAATGTTAGTAAAGAAGAATAATTTCGAGGTAGAAGAGGACTTCTTCTTAGCTTTTTCTCCAGAGAGGGAGGACCCAGGTAACAAGAACTATGGTCTTTGGAATACTCCAAAGGTAGTAGGAGGAATTGGAAAACAGTCTACGGAGCTAGCGACTTTGCTCTATAGCAATATTACAGAAAAAGTTGTAGTAGCATCTTCTCCTAAGACTGCAGAAATGGCTAAGATACTTGAAAATACATATCGCTGTATAAATATAGCATTAGTCAACGAACTTAAGATCGTTGCAGATAAGATGGGAATAGATATGTGGGAAGTGGTTGATATTTCCTCTACTAAACCTTTTGGCTATAAACCATTCTATCCTGGTCCGGGATTTGGAGGTCATTGTATTCCAATAGATCCCTTCTATCTTTCCTGGAAAGCTAAGAAGATAGGAGTAAATACCAAGTTCATAGAATTGGCTGGTGAAATAAATATAAAAATGCCAAGGTACTTTATTAATAAAGTAGAAGAAGCTATAGTTAGAAGGAGAGGAAAGTGTCTAGAACATTCAAAAGTTTTACTAATTGGAGTAGCCTATAAGAAGGATATAAGAGATATAAGAGAATCTCCAGCTATAGAGTTACTAAAGCTCCTAACTAAAAGAGTAGTAAATGTTAAATATAGTGATCCGTATATTCCGGAAATAGGACCGACTAGAAAAGGACACTTCGATCTAAAATCTCAAGAACTTACCAGAGAGCTTCTAGAAGAAGCTGACTGTACTATTATTGTTACAGACCATTCCAACTTAGACTACAAAAAGATCGTAAAGTATTCTAATATTGTTATCGATACTAGAAATGCAACTAAAGGAATAGTTAGTGATAAAATAATTAAGTAGGGAGAAGAGTATTATGAAAAGAAATATTACACTTCTATTCATTATAGTTATTATTCTTATTGGTTGTAGAGAAAAATACAAAATAGAAAAAGTCTGGGGAGAAGTGCAAGAAATTAGAGTGGTTATATCTTCTGAGATATCAAATAGAGGTAATCCGATAGGAGGAGCAATTGTTGGTGGCCTGATTGCGGGGGATACTGGAGCTATAGTTGGAGCTATTTCAGAAAGTTCTTCGAGAACGATAGAAACTAGAGGTAAAGTTAAAGCCGTTCTTTGTTTGGTAAAACTAAAAGATGGTACTCTACTTCGTATGTCCCTCAATGAGAAGTGCTATAATATAAATAGCATACTTACACTTAGAAACGGAGACAAAGTTTGTATCATAAAGAGAACACTAATAGGTTACAAGTCGAGATATTTTTGGGGATCGGAATTTGGGAGGGAACTGGAGGGATTAGAAAATGATAAGATGTAGACATTGTAGATATTTCGATCAAGTACCGAGAAAGAAGTTACTTACATGTAACCAGAAAGGCATTAGAGCTAGTCACCCAGTCTGCTCTAAATTCAATACCGATTTAAGATGTATATTCTGCATAAAGTTCAAAGAATGTAAGGAAACAACGGGAGCTCTAGGATCTATATGCCGAAAATTTAGCCCAAAATACTTCTGCGGAGACTGCACTTACGACTGCAAGTCTCCTAAAAATAGAATATGTAACAAGTTCATCACCTTCAACTTTCCTAAGAAAGAATCTTATAAATTAGGGATGTTGAACATTCTAGAATATACTTATAGAGTAGAAAGTGCTCTTCAAGGTACTATAGAAAAAGTACAGAGTGAGCTAGAAAAAGCTGGTATGCCTGCACAATTCCAAGAAGCTCGATTGAATACTTACGTAGATAGACTGCTCTCTATAGCGACTTTTACTATGCTTATTAATCTATTAGGTCTTGAACAGTACAAAAAGAAGTTAGTTGATAGTGAAATCGAGAAGATTTGGGGAAGGAAGATAGGAAAGGAGAAAGATTAAAAAAAAAGAGTTGAGGACTCTTGATGGGAGAGGGATTGGGATGATTGGGAGTCCTCAACTCTGTTAATGTTTATTGGCGTACCACACAATTCCTACCATTATGCTACCCCTTCAATTTATCATCTCTGCATTTCAACTTCATTTTTATAGCATTTAACAAGTCCATAACTTTGAAATTTTTGAATATATCGAACTTCTTAAGAATGCTATTCCCTTCGTAATGATTAATCTCGCCATTAGCAATTATAGATAAATTTATTTCTGGATAGGAAAGTGTTTTATACTGATACTCTCCCATGAAGGAGTTACTTTGTTCCCCATATGTAAAATTTAAACTCTTTAAGAAGTGGTCTTCTATAACAATAGCACTATCGTCCGTTAGTAAGATTAAAGTTTTTCCATCGCTTAGCAACTGGAATGGTTTTCCATAGAGGGAAACGCTGCTCATTATTCTAAATCCTCTATATCGGAGACTGCATGTTCAAGCAGACTCTCAAATTGCTCTTCCATGGTCTTAAGAGTTTTCTGCATAGAACGAATTTCTTTCAAACGTTCTTTAATAAGAGTTTTAGATTTAACTTTCAATTCCTGTTCCAGTTCTGCCTCTGCTTCCTCTAGAAGTCCTCTAAGTTTTGTATCTGCCATCTTATTTTCCTTTCTTTTAAATTATTCCTACCAATTTTATTGGACATCCACAATGCGGACAATTTGCTCTATCTAATTTTCCAGAGTTCTTCTTATAGGAATTCCTCTTTTTAGTAAAAGAAGATTTCTCGACTGAGGTTACTTCTCTACATAAATCTTTACGCCACCAGAATTGTTTTCCATCGGCGGTCTCTAAGAATAGTTGGGCAGCATCGCAACTCCCTACTATCTTTGCTACTCCGTTAACTTCCCCTGTTCCATACATAGCTTTTACAGTATCCCCAATCTCCATAGTTTCTACCTCCGTAAAGTTGGATGTTGTCTCTGGATGGAACGTTCTCCTCCAGTAGTTTTCTTCACTGTCTTTTTATTATTCTTATCCTTAGAAAGACCATTCCCGATAACTTCCAGTTGATCGATATCAAAAGCTTGACCTTCTTGTGGAGTTCCATCCTTCTTTACTTTAGGCATTACATTTACCCTTACGCAGGAATAGAGCCACTTTGTAATAGCAGTAACTATTCCCGTAAAACCAGAAACTTTATCTCTAACTTCTTTACCTAAGAGTTCTTCACCTTCCATTTCTATACCCTCCCTAATAATTTCTTAAAGTTATCAACATCAAATTTTGTTCCTGGGCAACTTTTGTAAGAGGCAAAAGTGCTATGGCCATATACTTCATCTTTAAAAATATCCAGCTCAATCATCAAACCTTTTAGGAATTTTGCCCCATATAGAAGCATTTCTTGAGGGGGATCTTCAATATCGTAATTTCCAACAAATAGAAGTCCTATAGCTATATTATTCTGACCAGTACAATGAGCACCAGATATGTTCAATGGCCTACCAGCAAGAATTTCATAACGGTCATTTACTTTCTCTACTCCAAAGTGATATCCAATATCTAACCATGGAGCTACAACATTCTTTTCACCATTCCTAATGGCTTCTCTAGCTTCCTTCTCAGTAACAATAGTTCCACCAATTCTCCAGCTTGTATGAAATCTTCTTATGGCTTGCCAATCAGCAACAACTCCATCTTTAGTAAGACTGTGATGCAAACATACCTTTTTCCAAATGCTCATATATCCAATTCCCTTTCTAAATGTAGAGATTACCAAAATAGGCTGAAAACAGAGCCATCCCCTTATTAAATTTTCTACGCCTATCTTCATATAGTTCTGGTGTAGAATCTTCTGGATAACTAAGGTTCTTACGATACGCCTCAAATCCATCTATCATTTCATCTAGGATTATTGCCCAGTCTACTTCTGTCATATTATAAGGATAGCTATTTTCAAGAGTTTTAAATTCTTTTAACATTTTCAAAATAACTTTAGATAGGTAGCTATCCATATCATGGACATCGCTTAGCGTATAGCCTCTCAATCCTCTGTTAAAGAAGTCTATCCAGAGGCTATACACTAAACGTATATTACTAAACAAGCGACAAATCATTTCTACTTACCTATTCTATTCTGGATGTCCACCATAGGTAATGGCATTCCTCCACCAACATACTGAGGATAATGGCCATCCCACTTTTCAAGAAGACGAAGCTCGATAACTTTCGGATTCTCTTCAATAGCTTTCGACTCCAGTTTAAGTGCTTCTGCTTTTCCTCTGGCTTCTTCGACTTTTTGTTGAGCCTCGTACTTAATCTGCTCTAACTTATTCTTAGAAGCTAATGCATTCTGCTCTGCAGTAACTTTTTTCTCAATAGCATCATTATAGCTCTTAGAGAAGTCAAAATCCACCATATTAGACTCGTCGATGACTACACCATGCGGAGCTAACTTAGCAAAAAGTAACTGTTTTATATCTTCTCTTACCTGCTCCCTTTTAGTTATTAACTGCTCTGCGGTAAAATTTGCCATTACTGCTTTAGTAGCTTCTGGTACAGCAGGATCAATTATTCTTTCTTTATATTCCATACCAACATCTCTGTATACGGCAGCAGCCTTCGTAGGATCCAAATGAAAATTAAGAGCTATCTTAGTTGTTACTTGTTGAAGATCTTTCGAGGATGCACTGGCCGATATCTGATCTTTAATAACCCTGACATCCATTATCTTTACTTTTTCCCAAATAGGAACTCTAAAGTAAAGTCCTTCACCGTATATCTTGCCAGTCACTGCGCCCCACTGCAGTAACACCCCACGTTCTCCAGCACCAACTATTCCCAACGGAAAGTTTACCCAGAGAATTAGGAGCAGTATGAATCCCACTACCCCATATACTGCTCTCTTGACATTTTTGATGAAATCCAATTCTCTAGGACTTCTTTCATCTTCGTCATAAGAATTTCTAGCCATAATACTTCCTCCTTTAATAAAATTATTAATCTATTCCTATAAGGAATAGTGCTTCTTAATCCAATTTCTATACTCTCCATTACTTATATTTTCAACCCAATCCCTATTATTTATATACCACAGAACTGTCTTAGTGAGGCCAGTATAAAAGGACTCATTAGGAGCCCACCCTAAACTGTTTTTAAGTTTATCAGAACAGAGCGAATACCTTAAATCGTGTCCGGGTCGATCTTTAACGAACGTAACAAGACTTAGAGTTCCTCCTTCTCTGTCTAACATAACATCTATATTGTAGCAGATCGACTGTATGACTTCTATATTTTGTTTTTCATAGCCTCCACAGATATTATAAGTTTCTCCTATTATCCCTCCTTTCATTATTGTATATATTGCAGAACAATGATCTATAACATACAACCAATCTCTAATATTTATTCCAGCACCGTAAACTGGAATAGGCTTTTCTTCTATAGCATTAATTATAGCTAAAGGAATAAGCTTTTCTGGGAATTGATAGGGACCATAATTATTAGTACAATTAGAGATTATAGTTGGGACTTTATAGGTATTGTAGTAAGCCCTAACTAGGTGGTCGGCTGCTGCCTTAGAAGCAGAGTAAGGACTTCCAGGATTGTAGGGAGAGTATTCAGTAAAAGATTCTCCTTTACTAGCACTTCCAAATACTTCATCGGTGCTAACATAATAAAAAAATCTAATCTGATCTTTTCTTCTTCTAGCTAGTTCTAATAGTCTTAATGTTCCAAAGATATTAGTTGTTACGAATGAATCTGGATCGTCTATAGATCTATCGACATGAGACTCCGCTGCTAGATGACAGACAGAATCTATAGGGTATGTATTAAATACATGTTCCATCTTCATTCCATCGCAAATATCCGCTTGGATAAATGTGTATCGATCCTTGTATTCTTTTTCAATATCTTTTAAGTTTTCTGGATTCCCTGCGTAGGTAAGTTTATCTACATTTATGATATTTCCCTCGAAATCAGTCTCTGTAAATAAATACCTAATTAGATTAGAGCCAATAAAACCGCATCCACCAGTTACTAACAAGTTCTTCATAGCAAAGGCCTCATTGCTGAAAGACTATAACGGGAATAGCAACAAAACTTAGGTTGTTCCTCCCTAAAGAGTATTGGTTCCTTTTGAAATAAACCAAACTCTAAGTTCTCTTCTATTTCAATAAGTTTGAATCTGTCAAAGATATCATGGCAGTGACGATAGCACTTACCCACCACTAAAGAAAATGTAACTTCTATCATGCTATACTCCATAGTAAGAATTAAGAGACTGTTTTATCCCCTGCTTGTCTTCAGAAGTGAACCCTACAAAATTTTCACAAGATTTTGCAAAACTGGCAAACGTTCTTGGCTCCTTTCTAAGTGTAGATTCAAATTCCCAATCCAGTCTAGAATCTGTGATCAATTCAACGAACTGCATCTGTTTAGGAGTACAATTGTTCCTTAGGTGCCCTAAGAGATCTTTTCTCCCATTAAAGCCATGATTAGAGCTAATAGGATAACAATTATCTATGTCCCTAACTACATTTTCCCAACCATCTTTACAACTCTCTAGCCTTCTCCGCTTTCCAGCATTGAAATACTGTATAGTATTATTTATATAGTTAGAAACTGTACGTTTAGTACCTGCAAGAATAGCATCCCTTCCTTTCCAGTCATTCTTATACAAATACCTAAGAGCACAAAGAATAGAATCGTGAATAAAGTCGTCCGCTTCAAGGTTATTAGAATTATAAACGAATCTTAGTTTTCTATTTACCATGAACTTGATATATCCCAATAATTCTTTTTCTAGAAGTGACCATAATTCTTCTTTACTAAATACTCTTTCTAATTCTTGTTTCCTCTTTAGGAGTCTATTTTTCTCTATATGACATTCATCAAAGATGAACCATATATCTTGAGGGGAAACAGAAAGTATAGATGCTGACTGGTCTACACTTTTTCCAAGAGCAACTAAAAGAGCTGCTCTCCATAAGGAACTAAGAGAATAGTAAGAATGATCAACAAAGAATTTTATTTCTAATAATTCTGGAATACGATATGTTCCTGCATAATGCTTAATCCATAACTGACGAGCAAATCCAAGAGCGTATCTAAATAGTTCTACATGAGCAACAAGAGGAATCCTAGGAAATCCGCTTAGTCTTGAGCAAATCATATACACTACCTCCTGGTATATTGAAATTAAAGTCATAATTTCCTATGATAAAACTGAAGATGTCTTTAGGTTCCGCTTCTCGAAAAATAGGACAGCACAGGCAAGTAAAATTCTTCCATTTTGCTGCGATATCTAAACATATATCGTAGTATTCGCAGTATAAATATTTTACGCATCTATCTCCGTTATAGATTTCTTTAGGTTTAGTAGTAAGGGAACCTGGTCTTCTTTCAAAACTCAAGACTCTCATTAATTTAAGGACCTCCTCTGCCTTTTTTAATAGCATCAAAAGGCTTTGCCAATTCTCCTAGAAGGGAATTAGCCATTATTCTAGCCGTTCCTATTTCAGGAAGTATAGAATGGATATGGCCATCTTGATACTTAACAATTACAAGAACGTCAGTAGGAACTTTTTCCTGCAATTGTTCGACGTCTCTTATAGTTTTTAGCTCTTTGTCTAACATATTTTTTAACTTGTGATATCCAAATCCTTCCATCTCTCATCCTCCTTAGGCTATCCTAAATCGCTCTTAGACTTCTCATTCCTAGTTATAGACAAAATACGACTATTTTTGAATAGTAAAAACTCTCCCATAGCCTTTTCTACTTTCCAAACATGATTATCTGCATTACCAGAATAATCGTCGAATGCTCCGATAAGATCTCCTTTAGATTTCTTTAGATGAAGAAAGAATATATCTATTCCAGTCTTAATATTATAGTCTATATCGAATACACGATCTTCATTTATAGGAACAGTAGGCCACCCTTCCATTACTTGCATTAATCCTTTAGCACCTTTACAACTAACTGCCATAGGATCATAATTAGAATCTGGATGAATAATTCCTAATACTATTTCATAAGGTAAACCTCTTTCCTTAGCTTGCTTAATTATTTCTACTGCGATATCCTCTCTTAGTGTTTTAGGCAATTTACTATTCTTTTGTTTAAGAAAGTCACTAACTAATAGTTCTTCAGAAGAAAGAGAAGGCTCTAAAACTTCTCCGTATGCTGGTTTGATGCTCGCTGATGGAAAATATTTTAGAGTTACCATTGTTGCAATTACAATTCCAAATACGAAGGCCGATACTGTTAGCAAGATAATAGATTTTTCATTTTCGAGTTTTCTGTAGGTAAATATCCCTTTCACCTTAGCTACGATATTAGCTATCATATATACTCTCCTCTATTCTAGAATTTATAATTAGGGTCTTCCTCTTCTTTAAGTCTCTCTAGTTCCCTAGCTGCCAATGCGACTGACAACGAAAGTCCTAAAGAGCAATAAATAAATATATAGCCAGCCTGGCTTATACTCCACTCCTTAGTGCCAAAAGCTACTGCCGCATCTGTAAATAAATGCAAAAACATATTAGGTTTCATAATTGGAAGAGTATTCTGCAGAGCTTGAGCAGTATTATCTAAGAACTCCTTCCATGTTATATCTGATAATATCTCAGGTGGTGGAGGTATCGAGGAAGAAGATCCTACGAGTTCTCCACTTCCTGAAATTATATTGGATAGTTCAAAACCTATTCGTGCTGAATCTTTGAGTGTTTCTAATGTTTTAGGACTTATTACAACTCCGATACTATTGTTAAACTCTCCTACTTCTACTCCTAATACGTTAGTCATAAACTCCTCAGCAAGATCGTAAGAGGTCTTAGAAGGTGGTCTTTCTTTAGCTATCCTATTGAGAGCTAGCATAGAAACTATAAATGGAAAAAATAATTCTTTCATCTTACTTGTCTCCTAATAGTGAGGATATATCCTCCTCCACTAATTTAGCTTCAGCTTTTAAAAAGTCTAATACTTCTTTTCTTGCAACGGCTACCTTTAGATTCCAAAGTTTATCTGTAGGGACTAACCATAAAGATTTTTTCTTATACACATATAATTTGTGAGTCCCTCTCTTAGTAAAGACGTGGCAATATACTGGTAGCTCAACTTTTATTTTTCTTTTTACTGTTACGGTATATTTCTCTTTGATAACCAATTTCATTGGCTTATATGTGGAATAGAGAAGCTGATTAGCCTTTACTCTTTTATCTCTTTCTTTTTCTGCTTGAGCATTCTTAAGTTTTAAATCTTCTTCAGTTTTTATAGAAGTATCGTAAAGACTTAAAGGTGATTCTATTAATTTTCCACCAGCACTAATAATAGCTCTATCCCCTGTAACAGAAATGACGTCCACCCATTCCTTCCGCTCTTTATGCCATAGTTTCCAAGGTATACCCAGTTCTTCGAGCAAAGATTTAAACAGCAATTCCATCTTACTATTATATTCTTTCCCTAACCATTTATACTCTTCACTCTTCAGAAATCTACCCCAAGCGTTTCTTACAGGAGCCTGATGGTTATAAAAACATCTTGATAATTCTGCAGGAGAACATTTATCACATCCAAGTTTATTAACGCATTCTAAATCCAATATAGGCATGATTAAAGACATGGTCCTATCATCTATCTTAGATGTTAGTGAGAAATCGAATGCCTTTATTTTTTCTATTAGTTTGATTTCCTCCATTTCACTCCTCCAGTAAAGATAATAAAGAATTCATCCTAAATTTTTTGATTATCTTCTTCAACTCTGTTTTATTTTGCTTAACTTTGGAAGAAATTATTTTTTTAATAGTCCTCCTCTCTTTTATATCGAGATCCTTAAACTTTAAAAGTTTTATAGCTTCATAGTTATTAGAAAGACTTTTTACATCCACTGAAATATTCTTATAATTATCTTCGATGAGCTTCTTAACTTTTCCAAGCATCTTTGGAAACTTCTTAATCATATTACCTTTACTGGCTCTTAGTAAAGCTATAATAATTTCAGACTTCTTTGGTCCCATTCCACTAATGCCTTTTATGTTATCAGAGGAGTCTCCTACAAATGTCTTATATATAGGAATCTCATTTGCATAAACCTGGATCTTATTAAATACGTCTGTAGAATCCCAAAGAACTTTCTTAATAGGGTCATATACTTTTATCCTCTTAGAGACAAGCTGAAACATATCATGATCGCCAGAAACAACTAATACTGAATGTTTTCTAGACCTCCAATAGCTAGTAAGTATTCCAATGATATCATCAGTTTCGTACGGTAAATAAGCACAATGTAATCCCATATATCTTGCAAATAAAGAGAGAGCTAATCTCTGCTCCCAGATTTCTTCTGGCAAGGGTTTTCTATGTGCTTTATAATCTGGCAATAATTTTCTCTGTCTTGTGTCTTCTATCTTAGATATTCCAGAAGCTACAAAACATTTAGAGTCTCTAAATTTCTCTCTTATCATATTAAGAGAACGTACAGACCCAAAAAGAGCACCAAATTCTAAATTCTTTTTACTATAATTAAGTTGATAATAGTTCCTGTAGAATACATGATCTAGATCTACTATAACATAATCGTAATGAGCATTCATAGTATTTAATCCGAAACGTAAGAATCGTCATTAAGAGCATCCGTATCCCCTGTAATAGTTACTGTTCCTTTTACTTCTATATCTTTACAATCTGGTTCAAAGAACTCCTCTACACTAGAATTCTTCCCTAAAGCTCCTGCGTTAATTAATCTTGTGATTAATTTTCCTTTTCTTTCTGCAACAACCACCTTAAATTTTTCGCTCATACTATCCTCACCTAATTTAAATAAAAGTGTGGGGATTTCCCCCACACTTCGATATAATAGATCTACACTTTATACTATTAAATTATATTTTAGCCCTCTGGCTCCGGTACTGGTTCAGGCTCTGGTTCCGGACTGGGCTCGGGAGTAGGTTCAACTGGAGTATTAGCAGCGATAGCTGCTGCCAATGCAGTTGCCGTTCCCTTCAGAGATGCAGTCAATGCCGATATTTTTTCTGGATCGTCTTTGACCGCTTCCAGCTGATCAGCTATCCCCTCAATAAGCTGAATAGCAGATTGCTCCAGACTGGTATTCTCTGAAACCTGCTGTTGTAAAGCATCCAATTCCACCGTCATAGTAACTCCTTCCGTATGTATGTTGTTAATAATTTCGTCAAGCTTTCCAATTATCATTGTTAGCTTGGCACTTACATCCTTCTTCCAAGAAGATCTAAAGAAACTGCACAGATTCATCACCTTCCCTTCTCCTCTAAGGCTTATAGTTTACCATTAGTAAATCCGACTACGCCATAATTTGCCAAGGTGACTATATAAGTATCCCAACCAATTCTAGTATCGAACCCGTAAGGATTTATTTGAATAGTATCCATACTTATATTTATTCCATGCGAATATATACCAAGACGTTCTGAAATAACTTTTACCAGTTCCTGCTTACTTCCAACTTCTACAACTGTTTCCATAGAATCGATTAGGGTACCTCTATGCTCTCTAAATTTTATAGGCATTTCTTTACCCTCACTTTAATATTATTAGAACATAGATCGTTTAGAATTTTGACTATAGCATCTCCATGGCACTTATATGGCTTGCACCAACAACCTAAAGTTTTTCCTCTTAATAGCTTAAACCTCTTTTTTAGTTTGGGATCCTTCTTTAATAGCCCTCGCATTCTTTTTTCATATTTATCGATTACTTCCATCCGAGTACCATCCTTACCTATAATAAATGGATTACCCCACTCAGATGGTCTTCCTATATAAATATCGTAAGGTTCTCTATTACAGTGGACAACTTTAGTCTGCATTGATATGCTTATCAAAACATTGTTTTAGGTAATTGGTATAAGATTTATCTATATCCATAGTCTTTCCTAAAGAATCACTCAATTTAGCGACAGGTTTTCCATTACACTTTGTCATTTTCAGAACTATCTGTATAGGTTTAAAATCGAAATCATTTGTGATATTCGTTCCTATACCAAAAGAGACTCCTATACGGCCATCAAAATGCTCTAGAATCTCGTAGGCAGTTTTAAAAGTTAGGCTATCGGAAAATATAATAGTCTTAGTATTAGGATCAATACCACACTTTTCATAATGCTTAATCAGAGCCTCTCCATAATCTAATGGATCTCCACTATCTTGTCGAGTACCGATATACAGGTTAGATAATTGCTCGTCGAAATCGTATAAGAAATATTTTAATCCTATTACATCTGAAAGAGCTATCCCTAGATCTGTAGGATATTCTTTCAACCAATTGTGGAGAGCAAAATACTGACTCTGTTCAAGACCTCCTGGAATATCGTATATAGCCTGGTGAGCTTGAAGCCACTCGTGAGCCATAGTACCAACTGCCTTTATACCAAATTCTCTGGCAAACATAAGATTACTAGTTCCTACCAGACTATTAGGACAGACTTTCTTAAATATTCCAAGAGCATTTCTTTGAGCTTCGACTGAATGTCTACGTCTTCCTCCAAATTCTGAAAATAGAAGTTTCTTTTTAGCTTTATTTGCTAAGAAGTCAGCTTTTACAAGAGTCCTAGAGTTAGCCTCTACATAATCCACAGACATCGATCTCGAATAGAGTTCACTAATAATCTGGAGTATCGGCATTTCAAAAAGTATCGTCTGGAGCCAAGGACCCTCTACTTTTACTACCAGTTCCTTCTCACTATTAGTATAGACTATAATATACTGAGACTGAAATCTAAAGTCTTTAAGAAACTCCAGATAATCATTCTTCAGGAACGGGAGAGTATCTCTTAGATATTCAATATCATAATCTGTGAACTTGATACGTTCACATAGATCTTTAATAGATTTTACAATCCAAGGTTCATACACTCTAAAGTCTACAGACCCTGTTCTACATTTAAATTGGTATTCAACTATAGCTCTAGGGAACTGATGTAAAACTGCCTGTTGCATAGTTAATTTATATAGATCCTGATCCAATGCACTTGTAATTATCATTATGCCTCCACAGATTCTATAATTACGGATGTATTTAGAATTTGAGCTCTTGGTAGATTCCACGGATGGTTTCGTTTGAATATTGTTTCCCTATACTTCTTGATAACAGGATCATTAGGATCCGATTGTTTATCTTCCAGATGATCTCTTAAACGCATATCTATAGTTTTATAATTGTGATAAGGATGGCAGTTTTTATTGTACTCTGGAAATATCTGATCGAAGTCAGACTCCGTAATCCCTAATCCATCTGTGGGAACGGCATCTATACATGCTTTAAGAGAAGACGATTTAAATTCATTCTCTCCAGATAATGACATGCTAAGATAGTTTGATAGTTCGTACACTTCAGTCTTCCATAATTGTTGGATCATTCCAAAATCTCCAACATCCCCATGGAGCGTCCAAAAACCCAATAGATATTCTGTTAGATTGTCGGTAGAGAGAACCATACCTCCCTTGTGATAAGCTTCATCATATAGCTTAATCATTCTTAATCTAGCCTTTAAATTTCCTCTCGCCACCGCATACCTATAACCTTCTTTCCCCAGTATTCCCATTCTACTAGCTGAGTCAACAAACCATTCTGTTAAACTTGAAATACAATATTCATTACAGAATGCCTTGCCTATATGATTTGCTCTTTTTTGCTCTTCCCAGTCAGACTGTATGGGTAGACCAAATCCTATTAAAGGAACTTTTACTTTACTCGCCAATGCCGCAACTAAAGCTGAATCTATTCCTCCAGAAAGTCCTAGAATTAAAACCTTAATTCCGTGAGAAGAAATATATTCGTTAGTTAGATTTATGATATTATTTTCCATCTTCTCATAATCTGTAGAAAATACCAAGTTATCTTTCATAGGTTATTACTCCTCCCATTTAATGTCTGAGAATACTATAGGTAGAGCACAAGCCTTACTCATTTCTGAAATAGCCTTTAGCCCATCATATTCCTTAACATTCACAGCAGCTATGGCATCAGTAAGCAAATACACTGTTACCCTGTTAGAAGCTACTGGATGAACTAACTTACAAGCGTCCAGAACGGTAGACTTAACACAGTAATCAGTAGCTAAGCCACAAACATATATTCCTTTCTTCTCTTTTGGATTATACATTAGCCAGTCAATAAAATAATCTACAAAATTAGGATTGGCAAATACAGAGTAATCTTCCTTTCCGATTACATAACCTTTTGGAAAGGTAACAAATCCTTGCTTAGTATGTTTTAATATTTCATCGTATATTTCTGACCCCTCTGTATTCTGGATACAATGTTCAGGCCATGTACCACCACGATCGATAAAAGAACAATGCCTTTCTGGATGCCAATCTATAGAAAAAATAACATGTCTGAATTTATCGATATAAGATTTTATCTTAGGCGTTAAATTAAGAGCACCTTTAACCGCCAAAGACCCTGTTACGAAATCATTTTGGAAGTCTACAATTAGTAGAATATCATTATCCTTATTATGATCTATCACTTAATTTATCCTCCTTATTTCTTTCCGATAGTATCTATATCATCTGGCGAATTAATATACTGGTATCCACCCTTGTTGTAGAGTACAGCAACTCTTTCCTTACGTTCTTCTTTTAGCTTATTTGCTAGCCTTTCTCCACACAGAGTACAGACATCATAACCTAAAAGAGCACGAGCTAAGGGATAAGGTCTACCACACTTCCTACATCTCGATTTCGATTTTTTCGTGCTTATGTTTTTTAACCTTCTTACGTTTTTCTTCATGTTTTTCTTCATGCTTAGCCAACCTCCTCCAGTAAGCCATTTTTTTACTATTGTATCTCCGCTCCAACGATGTAACTCCAAATCTTGTTTCGTCGATAGTCACTTGTGCACAAGGTCTGTAGACCATAAATATCTCACCCTGCTCTGTATCAGTCTTTAGGGCATTACATACTCCTACGAAGCAATCATCTATTATTCCTATTTCTCCGTAGGAATGATCTACCTCCCCATGCTGTTGTACTATCATACTAACAAAAGAGCCTATTAGGCTATCTAAACTTGCTGGTAACTTATTACCAGCCGTAACGATAGCTAATATGTTACTTTTCTGAATTATTTCTACTTCCTTCTTTATGGCTTTAAACCTTCTTCGTCTTAAGGCTATGAAGTCTTCTCCTATCTCTACTACTCTTCCAACCTTCTGAGAAATAAAAGTAGGAAGTATAAGCCTAACTAATCCTATCTGCTTACCTTCTACAAGATTAAGCTTACTCCCTATTACTTTAACAGAACGGTCGTCAATCTTATGTTTAGATTTCTTAAAGCTTTGTACGATTCCTTCGTCTGATAATCCATCAAACTCTGGCATAGTTCCTCCAATTATTAAAAGCCTGGCTCGTCCCAAACATCGAATATGAGAGTTCTTACCCCAACAGCAGTTACCATTATAAACGGGTCTGGATTTGGCACAACATAATCTGAAACATAGAAACGCAGTTTATCTGGAAATTTACTTTCTATCAGTTTAACTTTTTCCAGCGTTCTTGCAGGAACTAATTTAGAGTATATAGTGTCCCATTGCGGACTCCATAATCCACACCAATTATCTCTAGGGAGTCTTCCAGTTATAGCAATTCCTCCATCTCTATCTTTCTCTCTTAGAGGGATCCAGACCCAGCGATATATACTTCTACTTCTACTCTCGTCTACTTTTTTACAGAGGTAGTTAAACACATCATCCTCATTATATACTGTTATACCCTCAGAAAGAAAAAATCTTAGAACCTGTTCTTCTAAAAGCTGTCCAGGATAGAATCCCAGTTCCTTAGAGAGCTCTTCGTAAGACTCTATAGGATTACTTCTAACAACAGCTAAATGAGGTTTTGGTTTAATGTCTTCACTCTCTCTAATAATGAGGATAGGCTCTTCTATATTTCTATTCTTTGCGAAGATACTCATAGCTAATCCTCCTTTAAGGATATAGTTTTTTAGCTTGGCTAATAGCATACTTGGAGACTGCATCGTCTCTGTTATAAAACTTTTTTACGGCTTTTAGACTTCCTAAGTCCCTTACCTTTTTGTCTATGAATATTATCTGAATTTTTTCCAGATCGTAAGGATACTTTTTCTTTGCTCTTATCGTTTTCTTTTTTGTTTTTTCTTTTTTGGTCTTCATCCACAACCTTCACTTTAAGTTTCTTTCGTAACTTAACAGAGGTAATTGGAAGGGTGAAAGAAGTAAAATTGTTCTTACAACTTAATCCCCTTATAAAAACCTCTCCCTCTAGTTTAAAGATGCTCTCTACGAAAATCGGTATCCACTTACCTCCAAAAAGATAATGAACAACTTCTCCAACTCTATAGGGAAACCTTCTTTTTACATACGTCTTCTGAATTTTCACAATTTGCTCTACAACATCCAATTCTCCTTTAGAGAATTTATAGAGACTGCGAAAGAGATTCAGAAATGATTCTTTATTTCGTAAGTATGAAAAATTAGGCAACCAATTTCTACATGCTCTATTCTCTTCGTGGAAACCAAGATCGTAGCAGAATACCATCCGACCCTTTCTGGGTCTTGGCTTTAATTTAAGCCAGATACATGATCCGCATTTAAGCACTGTTCTCTCCCATACAGAAACAAGTTACTGATTCCATTCTTCCCTAGCCTTAAATGGTATTCAATAGATACAACTAACATCTTAAAATAATTCCAAAATGAGATTGCATACTGTTTTACCTCCTTTACTTATTTTCCTCCAGGATTATTCATTATTTATCTTCTCGTATTAAAAAAGAAGGGAAACTTTTAGTTGCCTTCCCATCTTCTTTTTGAGTCCTGACCTCTACATACTTACCAACTAATTTTTTACGTTTGCTCCATAGCTCTCTCCTTTTTTTATCTGACCACCCTGTGCCAGCATTCATGAGTTCACCTTTAGGAGTTAGTAAAGTAAGAGATCCTAGAGTACCTTTAAGCCTTCCTTTACCTTCATTAACAGAAACAATCTTATAATCTTCTGTAGCAAAATCTTTTCTTTTTAACCAGTATCCAGATCTACAAGTTGCGTAAGGAGAATTTGGAAACTTGATCATTAGCCCTTCGTATCCCTGCTTTAATAGCTTTTTGTAGAGTTTATCTAATTCTTTCTGACTACGAACTACATAACTCTTTATAAGCCTAACATTAGGACTGGATATCTTGGCCATGAACTTTTCAAGTTTCTTTCTCCGAACTTTAAATGGAGTACTATCTGTAAAATACTTACTTTGGAGAAATATATCTTTACTTACCTTATCAAATACTGTAAAGTAGAGATTGTCCCTCTGAAACTTCTTCCACTTCTTAGTAGTTGAATATCCTCCTTTCTTTCTACCTGTAGATAATAGAGAATTAGCTTTAGCCCTCCTCCCTTTATACTTATGATAATCTTTCTTAGACCACTTAGCATTCCATTCCCCATCTATAAAGCTAAATTTCTTATTACGAAATGGCTTTATAAGATGCGAAACAGAATCTGTAACATCCTTTCCATTCCTACTACGAGAAATCATTACACCATCAGTCTTTATAATCGTACCTCTAACACCATCCAGTTTTGGCTCCACGTAAAGTGGAAACTTAAGAGGCTCTCCTCTTTCTAGGAAATCTTCATACGTATCAGCCAGTTGAACTCCGAATTCTGGTATTAAATTTTCCCAGACAGCATTGAAAGTTTTGGTAGAGCAGCCAACTTCTAATTTGTGATTTATTATTCTAGAATACCAATACTTCTCTATGCCGGAGCAAGAATCCAGTAGTTCTACTAATTTACTTCTAGCAGCATTTCCAGATAGTTCTCCCGCTGCCAGTTTTTCAGTAAGTTTAGTAAACCTCCGATATCTTTTCTCAGAGATTGGATGCTGATCCCCTTGAGCGGTAGGAGCCTTGCAAGTAATTCCAAATTTAATCCTCCAATCCGCAGCTAACTGGATCAACCTCTTCAGTGCTGAATTATCTGCGGCACTATAGAGAATATCCAATTTTCTATTTCTACCACTCTCATGACTAAGAGCCGAAAGAGTTTTTAAAGCTTTCTCGATAGCAGTAAGTCTCTTAGAAAAGCTATAACTATTCATCTGGATACTCGCCTAACGTTGAAAGGATTTTATTTATCTTAGACAGCCTAGACTTTTCAGAAAATAATTCATTATTTACTATTTCTCTTATCTTTCTTAGTTTAGATTTTAACTTTACAAACTCCTTCTGGTCCTGATCCATATCTATTTTTAGATTTCCTATTTTTAAATTCAGACCAGAAATAATATCTTTAGAACTACTTTCTGTAGATATAACTTTAAGGAGCCTACGATCTATTAGTCCTTTAACATCTTTACGGACTAAAAACTCTTCCAATGACTCTTCTAAAATTTTGACTTCCGTATTTGGCTTTAACTTATGGCCACTAGATAGTACCATTACAGTCTGAGAACTTACTTTAGGTGTATATATTACTGAAAACATATTCCTCCTAGAGGGTTTACTGTGGTAGGAATTATTAGTTCCTACCACAATAATCAAGCTTCGTTGCTAACATTTTCTACACACTCCTTAGATTCTCTAGCTTGTCTAAGCAGAGCATTATACCGACTTTCGGCTGCCATGACTTCGTAGATAGCTATATCTGTAAGTTCAGGATCAATCTCATTGAAATTCCTCATGGCATTTTCCAGTAGATCATGAGCTTTAGACAACTCTTTTGAAATAGCACTGATCAAAGAACCACCTCCTTCATTG